ATGATGCTTACCCTAGACGAGATAGGTCAATCTGTACGTAACAATATCCAGTTGATTATTGATCATGTCGGCTTACCTCTTGCTGTTGGTCCGCTCAGTGATGATGATTACAAGATTCTGTGTGGTGGCTATGGTGAGCTTGAATGGGACTATGCGTTAAGCACCTATGGCAACTCCAGAGAAAAGTATGAGTTCTGCATAAAACTTGTTCAGCAAGGTCGGGTTCAGGGAATACCATCAGGAGCAGCAATTTGTGTTTATGGGGTTGAAGAAAACATCTTTCGTATCCATATGATCGAAAGGTTTTCTAGAGAAGATGAATCTCACCCATTGAAAGGGCGCATGGTTTTACTCACTCTTATGAGTGCTTTTATATTTTGTAAAGCTGTTGAATGTAAAGTTGTCCACATTGTAGAGCCAGTACCAGAACTGGTGCAGTATTACGAGTCTTTTGGTTTCCGCATGGAACAGTGCGGTTATGTGATGTCTGCAGTCATTGATGAGCTGCAGGATATCTTTCTTAAATTTGCTCAGTAGGTATAGACGAGAAGGGTCTACAAATTGTAGGATACCCGTCCAGATTACCTTAAAGGTACATCTATGGCAGTCGTTTTGTGCTTAAACTACTAAGAAACGATGTCACCAATCGACATGATCGATTGGCATAAGTTAGCGAAACAAGCTAGCTTTAAAGAGAGGGTTAGAGACGCCTTTACTGTCTCGGGAGTTTTCTATGAAAGATCAAAAAGCAACCAAGCCACAGGTTAAGTTCGACACAATGAAAGCATTCGCAGGTATGGGTGCTGCTGTTGAAGTTCTGATGAAGGCTGCTCCTAATGCGTTCACTCACGCTACTGTCTCTGGTAAAGAGCAGCAGGGTAAGCTTCGTCGTCGCAAAGCAGCATGATCATAGCTGGTGCTTTTTGAAAACCCGCCTTTAGGCGGGTTTTTTCTTTAGTGATGTTCTTTGCCCTTCTGTTTGCCTGTTCTGACCTGTTCCCACTCGATACGTCCTTCTTCTCGTCTTTTGTCTATGTATTCCGCAAGATCCTGAATATTGATGCAACGTTTTGCTTTTTGTGATGTGCCGATGCGATATGTTGGAACGGGCAACTTACAAGCGTTTGCTTTTGCTTCTGCCGTGGCTGGACTCATGCCAAAGTACTTTTGGCTAACTGCTGAGAGTTCAATGTTAGGGGTATTGAATTCAGCCATCAGTAAAAACAAGGTGTTCATAATTTTCTCCATCAAAACCGGCTGCACCCGGGAAAATCATAATTCTGTGCTGGTGGCAGGAATTAATTTCTGCCAGATAGCGGAAACATATTTTGCCTGATGACGGGCATCGGCCAGGGCGTTGTGCCGTTCGCCATCGAAAGGCATGTCCATTTTGGGGGCGAATCCGATGGAACGCCCAAGCGTAACGATCGTGCGTACATCGTGGTCATTCCAGTACGCCCACGGGCAGATTTGTCCTGCTCGCTCGTAAGCTCCACGTAAAATTACGTTGTCGAAGGTGGCCCCGTTACCCCAGACTTTTAAATATTTTGTATTGTCTGCATGCTGATTAATGAAATGGCTCAGTTCAGATAGGGCAGATGATATCGGCATCGCATCATCAACACAGATTGCTGATCGTGCTTCTGAGCTTTGTCTTAACCACCACAGAATAGTGTCACCATCCGGCACCGCTCCCTGCTCCATAGCGCTTTCAAGATTAACAGCGGTGTAAAACTCCTGACCCAGTTCACCGCTTTGCGGATCGAAGAATACGGCACCAATGGAGACAATAGGGGCATTCGGTTTTTTGCCCATGGACTCAAGGTCGATCATTAAGTTGTTCACGTTAAATATTCTCCTGTTTGGCTATTCAGTAATCTTGCCGCGACGCATCGCACGTAGGTTTTTCAGGTTTGTTTCCTGCTCTATTTCGGCACATATTTTGCGATACTCATCATGCTCCACTCGTTCAAAATCTTCGTTAAAGCGTTTGATGCTAATCGTTCTCAGCTCGCCATCATTGCGTTTAATTCGGACCGAGTGATCACTACAGCTATGGATAATTACGGGCCAGTTGCTACTGTCCGTGTAGATTTGACCGCGCCGAATCAGGCTAAACATTCTTATTTTTTCTCCTGCTCTGACTGTTCTTTGATATGCAATCGAGGTTCCCCGTCTTTCGGCTCAGGCCATTGGCGAACCTTATTTATAGCCAGCTTTTTTATCATTGCCTGGGTAATCTGCTCATCACTGATACCGGCACGACGTTGCGCATCCCATAACAGGAATTGCATGTCAGCCCATTCGCTAAGGTCGCCTGGTTCAGCAGCAGCCTCGAGCGCTTCTTTGGAAAGGTGCTTCAGCGGACCAACTGGACCGACATCGCCGAAAGTAGCCTGTGACCACGCTGCATGCTCACGGCGTACCAGCTCGCGGGCAATAGCCCCATCAATCACCTTCAATACATCAGCGAGAATGTAGGCTCTGTTCCCGCCGTTTGAGTATTGGGTATCATGCAGCAGGTGTTCGCGTATCTGGTGCAGGCGATCGAGTGATACAGGACCGTGCGCCGGGTGGTTGTTAGTTGTCATGGGTTAGTCCTCCTTAATCCCATTGCAAAACTGATGCGAAATATGCACCGCGACACGGCGAATCACGAGGATGATGCCAGCCTGAATAGCCATCCTGACCACCTATTGGGCTAACTTTGTACCAGCACTGATAATAGCGGGCGCTACTTGCAAAATCAGCCGCACCATCCGAGTCGATTACATCTTGGGACACAGAAGCCTGAATTATTTCCGCTTCCGTATAATCGCCGCGCATAACGATGAATCGCGCATCTTCCGAGCAAAGATAATCACATGAACCGTCATATTTACCTTTGGCGGTAGGTTTGATTAATTTATCCATCTCACTCCCCCTTCACGCCAATGCCAGCGGCTACAAGTTCTGCGGTGTTGGCATCCTGCTGTCGGCAGTCGCATTCAATCTCAATCGGCTCGCCCCATGGCTGCGTGCCGCCACTATCAGTCATTCCTGTGTCGTTGCATTTCGGGCATGGTTTTTCCTCAAGCGCATTCAGCAACATACGGATCTCATGTTGTTGTGCTGCTATCGTTGAGTCTTTGGCTTCCAACTCATCCAGCAGCGCCTCCGCCTCGATGTAAATCACCTGCCGATCGTGGTCTGCCGGGTCGCTATAGTTGTCCTGCATGAACTGGAATTCTTCACGCAGCGCCTGTTTGTTGAGTGCTGTCATTGGGCTGCTCCTTGTCTGGCTCTGCTCAAGAGCTGGTTAAACATCATGGTTAGGCTGTTACTGCAACCAAACGGCATATCGTTAATGCGGTATGTTGGAATACCCTTGCGAACACCAGACTTCACGATCCGACCGGTGCCATAGAGCTGAGATAATGCTCCGGCGACCGCTGGGGTCTTTTTGTTCATACCTTTGGCGATTTCACCGCTGGTGGTATTCGGATGAGCCTGGAGATATTCAAATACGGTCATGGCGTTTTATCTTTACGTTCCTGTTCCAGTTGCACCAGAGACTCTTTTAATGCTGCGAACGTAGCGTCCAGTCTGGTGGCGACTTCGCGCATAAGCGGCGCATGCTTTGGTGGCAATTCAGCAACGGAGGCAAACGCCTCCGCTACGAGTTCTTTTACCTTCATGCGGCGCATTGGCGCTGCTCCATCAACTCGTTAAAGCGATTGATGAACATGCCGTATGACTGGCCAGGACGAACTGGGTTGATAATGAATAAATCCGTTGGGACAACTCCCTCGAGGCATGGCCAAATGGAACCTTCGTCAATCTCAAAATCGCGGCGTTCGCTGGCGAGCATCACCAGGTCGGCATATTTCACGGTTGGGTGTTGCTCAGTTGGTAGACCGAACTTCTGCCGAATGGCTGCGTCCACACGAGCTTCGATTGCCTGGTAATCCGGAAGCAGGCGCTTAAGTGGGGAGGGGATGTCCTGCAGGTAGGCTTCAGCAGCATCATGAAGCAGTGCTTCTAATGCAAACTCCTGCGGAACGAGGTGGCTGGTTAAAACGCTATGCTGGCCGACACTGTAAAACTCAGGAAGATGCCCTGCAAAGCGGCAGATATGAGACAACGCGGTAGCAATATCCTCGATCACGATATCGTCCTGTTGGATATCGAGGTAATTAAAATGTTTGCCGGATAATGTCTGAATGTAGCTCATGGTTTTCTCCATATTGGCGCGCTGCACCGCGCCATTAAATTAATGAATTGCTGAATTTAGCGTGCAGCAACCCAACCCATGCTTATGGGGGTAATTGTTGCCTGGTGTTTATCGCTTGGCTTCGCCGCCGAGAGAGGTTGTTAATCCGTTAATGAGAGAGATAAGCTCGCCGGTCATCAGAACAAAGTCAGCGTCGAACCGCTGAGCCGCATCCTCACGGTCGATATCGTCGTTTTGTTCTGTAATCTCATTAGAGAACTTAAGGCGTTTGATGCTGCCGTCATCGCAAAGAACGAACTGAATGCGCTGTTGCCAGTCGATAGACAGCTTTGTAACTACTTTGCCAGCTTCCAGATGCACATGAATTTCGTCACTGACCAGAGTCTGTTTTTTAAAGCGTCCAATACCGCCATCTTCAAGAATAGCTTTCAGTTCGGCTTCATCACCCAGGCCAAAGCCAGCAGGCGCACTACCGGAACGAACCCATTCGGTCATAGTTAGTTAGATCGGCGTTTCCATAGTCAGCGGTACCACCGGGAGAGAACCGAGAGTTTTACGAAGCAGGGCCAGTGAGTCTTCGGCACGTTTAGCGCTGGCTGCATCAACCATGATCAGACCGTCGGTGACGTTGATCCACAAACTAACAGTCGAGTTTTTGGAGAACGCCCGAGGAAGCAGGGAGTGCAACACTTCATCACGCAGCGAATCTTTCTCAGTTTTTTTGAGGCGACGCCCCTGATCGGATTCCAGACGCGACACACGCTTGCGCAGTTCTTCAGCAATGACAGGAGATGGCAGTATTTTTTCTTCCCGGCGAATAACCAACAACACTTGATTATTGACAGTGTGATGCAAGCGATCTGACAGCTGACCAAGTGGTGATACCCAACCGGTTTTTGCCATATCCTGGCTACCGCATGGAGTGAAGCGAAATAGTTCAAGCTGCTGTTCCAGCTCTTCCTGGTTGATGGTGAAATCGCGACTAATGCGATACACCAACATATTTTTGAAAAACGGATTGTTCATTCTCGGTTCCTCAACGCCTCTGCACCGGCGCTAAAAAGTTAGTTTCTCCATACACAACAGAGAAGGGCACCTGCATTGGTCGGCGGCTTGCAGAGACCGCTTTCTTTTTGCCCGGGTGGATTGGGTTATGAGCCCGTCGCCCGGTGATGCCCTTTTCTGTTGTGCCCTGAAAAAGGCTGGCGGTTACCGGAAATACACGGGAAAACACCGGGCCGCCAGAACAGGGAGTTACTTGTTATTGCTTTAGCCTGCTTTTAACCACATCAGGCGCGGTGGTATCTTGGTGTTCTCACACAACCAAGAGGGATGTTTATGGGCGCTTTTGATAACCAGGAAATTACGTTACCCGCATGCCCTAAGTGCGGCACTAAGACGAAGAAGAAAATCGCTTGGCTCAAGTCGAACAAAAGTTTCACTTGTCGATGTGGAGCTACTATCAATGTCAACAGCAGCCAGCTTACTTCCGAAATCAGGATGGTTGAGGACAAGCTGAAGAAGCTCTTTAAATAGTTTTTTATCGACTGATATTATTTCGTTATCAGAGGTTGGTTTTTCAGCCTCTGATTTTTTAGTCAGGATCATTTTTTCTACACATGTGACTACGCATTCCGAACAGATGGCAGGTTCGTCCTTACCACCTTTTGCGACGATCTTTATCGCTCCCAGTTCGGTTGCTCCGCAAAATGAGCATGTGAATAAATGATTCATGTAAACCTCTACCCCCAACCTAAGTTTTCTGTCAGCGAATCATCCGGTCATTCATACGCCACCGGCGGCTACTCTAAAAACAAATGTAGGATATCCAACATGTGAGTGTCAAGAGTTTATGTTGGTTATCCTACATAAAAAGATAGGCTCATAAAAAAACCGGGGATACCCCGGTTTTGCGATAGTGAGGAAGATGTGTCAAAAATCCATTATTACTTGTTTGACAAGACCAACTATTCTGCAGTTCTCACCGCATTCAATAGTTTTATAGTTAGGATTTAGTGGGACGAGATACCTGTTCGGCCAGTCCTCAACAAATTTTTTGAGTGTCGCTTCTTGCCCACCATTGATATGGGCAACAACGATTTTTCCGTTAATACACTCTGTATCAATAATATCTGGCTCTACGATAACGATAGAACCTTCTGGTATCGATGGTGAGCCGAGGGGATTGGTCATTGAATCACCACGGACCCGTAGTGCAAATGCCATTTCTGATACAATGGCGGTAGTATAAACCCACTCTTCAGCATCTTCTTTCCTGACACCAGGCTCCGTCATTGTCCATGAACCCGCCTGAACCCACGAGATGAGGGGGACTTTTTTAACTGCGAATATTTCAGGTTTTAGATTTATCTTTGGTTCAGGCGAGCCTTTTCCGCTAACAAGCCACAGAGGATCGCATTTAAGTGCGTTGGCTAGGGCTTGAAGGTTGGCTCCATTTGGTTGGTAGTCGTCCTTTTCCCATCCAGTAACCGTGACACGGTTCACACCAGTCAAATCAGCCAGTGCTTGTTGTGTCAGGTTCAGTTCTTTTCGCCTTTGGCGAATACGATCACTCATGTTCATCATGTAGGCAATCCTACCACATGCCCATGTAGGATTCTTGACATTGGTATGTTGGATATCCTACATTTCTGCTTAACGTAATTTAACGGGAGACAGAAATGCGGAAATCCGACGTGATTAATTATTTCGGCGGAGTTTGTAAAACCGCCGAAGCCCTAGGTATTAAGCATCCGTCTGTTTCAGAGTGGCCTGAGATTATTCCTGAAGGCCGAGCGTACCAGTTAGAAAAAATTACTAACGGGAAACTGAAAGTTGACGTGTCTTTATATCAAAAGACTAACAGTGCTGCGGCATAAAAACACCACAGAAATGAGGAATTAACCGTGGGTAAAGAACCTGAATGGAAAGTTGATAAACAACCAGCATGGCTGGTGGCAGCAATACGAAGAACGATTGCTGATTTACCTCATGGCTATGAGGAAGCAGCAGAAATTCTTGGTTTGTATAAATCTGATGATATCACCCCAGCAAAAGATCAATTGCATAACAGACTGCGTAGCGGTGGGGATCAAATTTTTCCACTTGAGTGGGCCATGGTTTTACAGGATGCCAGTGGTACCAGGCATGTAACAGATGCAATAGCCCGTCGTAGTAATGGGGTGTTTGTGCCGCTGGTGGTCATTGGTGACATTAATCAGCGGCTGATGGAGTCAATAGAATGGATTGGCAAGCATTCCCAGTACTTACGCAAGGCAACTGCTGATGGAGTTATTGACCAGGCTGAGCGTGAGCAAATCGAAGAGAACAGCTACCAAGTAATGGCGAAGTGGCAGGAGCATTTAACACTGTTATTTCGTGTTTTTTGTGCGCCGGAAAAGAGTAACGCCCGCGAGTGTGCAGCTCCGGGCGTCGTGGCGTCGATTGCTTCTGGTTGTGGAGAAACTAACGCATGAACAGTTTAACGGCAAATAACCGTTTGTCGCAACAGCTGGTGGTCAGCGTCGCTGAACACCTGTTGTTACGGCATGAATGCAGATTACCAAATCACCTGGCTGTAAGTAACCACAGAGAACTTTACCTGACTGTGGGGGGCGAGTTGTGCAGGAACTTAACCGCTGGTTTCGTGACGGAAGAGGGCTTTATGTCCATGTTATTCGTTGGGAGCCAGAAACACAGCGCGTTATCTATCTTCGCAAAGACTACCCGCATGAGTGCTTTAGTCCTTTGTGGAAATTCAGGCGTGATTTTGTTGAGTGTGAAGGACCACCAGCACATTGATTCTGCCATTCCGGGACGTTACACTGTTCAGGCACCTTATAAAGCGGGTGCCGGGATTGGCGTCCTGGAATTGCATACGGCGACAATTGGCGCGTTAGCGTCTTTTTTGTTGCTACAACTCAGCTATACCCAAATTATGGTGGGCTGGGTGGGGGCACCGAAAGGTGCGCCGGTTTCCGTATGCGCCGGTTACGCCAACCCTGCTCAGTTCACCACCAGCGAAATTGGCGTTTCCGGTGGTGGAAGTTATCCATTGCATACGGAGGCTGCCATCATGGCTACTGTCCCAACCCTCTCTCAACCTGAAATTGCCATCGTTGATGGTCAGGCTGTTACATCTTCTTTGGCTGTTGCTGACTTCTTCTCTAAACGTCATGACGATGTTCTGAAAAAGATTCGCATTTTGGATTGTTCTCCAGAGTTTTGTGCCCGCAATTTTGCGGAGACATCAATTTTGGTACGCCAGCCCAACGGCGGTACTCGCAAACTACCTTGCTATCAAATAACCCGCGATGGCTTCGCGTTCCTTGCTATGGGCTTCACTGGTAAACGTGCTGCCCGGTTCAAAGAGGCATACATCAATGCCTTTAACCAGATGGAGAAACAGCTTTCAAATCCCTCTGTACTGAGCGACGTTGCACATAACGCCAGCGTTCTCTATTCCTACATTTCATCAATTCATCAGGTCTGGTTGCAGCAGCTTTATCCCATGCTGGAAAAAGCTGAATCACCGCTGGCTGTAAGTCTGTATGACCGAATTAACGATGCGGCATTTCTTGCCCGTCTTATTCATTCGTCGCTGAACTCTTCAGAGGTAAGGGGGCGCAAATGATCCGGAATATTTTCAAACGATTTACCAATCAGACTTTCCGTTGTCCTCGCCCCGGTCAGTGGTACACCACGCCTGCAGGGCATGTTCTACGTGTTAGCCTGGTTGACCGTGAATGCCAGAAGGTGATTTGTGAACCGCTGGGCCGTAATTACCGCGTCAGTATGCCGCTTATAGCCTTTCGCTCCGGAAAAAACATGAAGCATCTCGGAGGTGCGGCATGAGCCTGTTAATGACATCCCAGCCCATTGTGATAAATCGTGATCTTGCATGCCGTATTGGTCTGAATGAGGCAATTGTGTTGCAGCAGCTTCATTACTGGCTGAATGAAACGAATTCAGGCACTGAGCATGGCGGAATTCGCTGGGTTTATAACACGACAGAACAGTGGCTGGAGCAGTTTCCGTTCTGGTCAGAGTCCACTCTGAAACGCACATTTGCAAGCCTGAAATCACTTGGGGTTTTGCGTCGCGAGCAACTCAATAAATCGAAGCGTGACATGACCAACTTCTACACGATCAACTATGAAAGTGAGCTTTTAGAAGAGGTCAAAGTGAACGAATCCATCAGGTCAAAATGCACCTCTCCATCGGGTCAAAGTGACCTGATGGATGAGCGCAAAATGACACGATCCATTGGTTCAAAACGACACGCTGTCATCGGGTCAAAATGGCCCAATGATCTTACAGAGAATACAACAGAGATTACTACAGAGAATAAAACCTCTTCTCGTCCGGACGCTTCGCAACCGGACACGCAGATGGCTGAACAGGATTTTTTAACTCGCCATCCTGATGCGGTTGTATTCAGCCCTAAAAAGCGCCAGTGGGGAACGCAGGATGATTTGACCTGCGCACAGTGGCTCTGGAAAAAAATCATCGCTCTGTACGAGCAGGCCGCCGAATGTGACGGCGAAGTGGTACGTCCTAAAGAACCGAACTGGACAGCCTGGGCAAACGAAATTCGCCTGATGTGTGTACAGGATGGGCGTACTCACAAACAAATCTGCGAGATGTACAGCCGCGTCAGCCGCGATCCGTTCTGGTGCCGTAACGTGCTCAGCCCGTCGAAGCTGCGGGAAAAATGGGATGAGCTTTCCCTGCGCTTATCGCCGTCCGTCAGCACGTACACAGAAAAACGCGAAGACCCGTACTTCAAAGCCAGTTACGACAATGTGGACTACAGCCAGATCCCGGCAGGATTCAGGGGGTGATCATGAGTCTTTTGAATGAAGTTCAGAAATTCATTGAAGCCCATCCGGGGTGTACTTCCGGAGACATTGCGGATGCTTTTGCAGGTTACTCACGGCAGCGCGTTCTGCAGTCAGCAAGCAAGTTACGTCAGAGTGGGCGTGTGGCTCACCGTTGTGAAGGAGATACACACAGACATTTCCAGCGCCTGACTGAGAGAGCGCAGGATCCGGAACCACAACCAGTTCGTGAAACCAGACCTGTGCGCAATTTCTATGTCGGCACTAACGACCCGCGGGTGATTTTGTGCCTGACCCGCCAGGCGGAAGAACTGGAGTCGAGGGGCTTATACCGTCGTGCTGCAACGGTGTGGATGGCGGCATTCCGTGAAAGCCACTCCCAGCCAGAACGAAACAATTTTCTGGCGCGTCGTGAACGGTGTTTACGGAAAAGCAGTAAGCGGGCTGCATCAGGTGAAGAGTGGTATCTCTCAGGGAATTACGTGGGGGCTTAATGAGTAATAAATATTGCCAGGCGCTGGCGGAACTGCGGAACAAACCAGCCCATGAACTGAAGGAAGTGGGCGATCAGTGGCGCACGCCGGACAACATTTTCTGGGGAATTAACACCCTGTTTGGCCCGTTTGTTCTGGATCTGTTCACTGACGGTGATAACGCCAAATGTGCTGCGTATTACACGGCGGAAGACAACGCGCTGGCGCATGACTGGTCAGAACGCCTTGCGGAGCTTAAAGGTGCTGCCTTTGGTAATCCCCCATACAGCCGCGCCAGTCAGCATGAGGGGCAATACATCACCGGCATGCGTTACATCATGAAGCATGCCAGTGCCATGCGTGATAAAGGCGGGCGCTATGTTTTCCTGATCAAAGCTGCCACCAGCGAAGTGTGGTGGCCGGAAGATGCAGATCATATTGCTTTTATTCGCGGGCGTATTGGTTTTGAACTGCCTGCCTGGTTTATCCCGAAGGATGAGAAGCAGGTGCCGACAGGCGCTTTCTTCGCTGGTGCTATTGCTGTTTTCGACAAGACCTGGAAGGGACCGGCAATCAGCTACATCGGGCGCGATGAACTTGAGGCATGTGGTGAGGCCTTTCTGGCGCAGGTTCGCCAGCAGGCAGAAAAACTGGTCAGGGAGATGGCGGCATGACGACGTTAACTCAATGCCAGCAGCAGGTGCTGGATATGCTGATTTCTTATCAGAAAGAACGTGGCTTCCCGCCAACCAATCAGGAGGTGGCAACCATGCTGGGATACCGTTCAGTGAATGCAGCGGTGGAGCATCTTCGCGCACTGGAGAAAAAAGGCGTCATCACGATAAAGCGTGGCGTGGCCCGGGGCATCACGCTTCATACCGCGGTGAAGGACGACGACAGCGAGGCGGTCGGGATTATCCGCGCACTGCTTGCCGGTGAGGCAAACGCCAGGCTGCGTGCAGCCCACTGGTTACATGAGAGGGGCCTGAAAGTATGAAGCTAATACTGCCTTTTCCGCCCAGCGTGAACACGTACTGGCGACACCCCAACAAAGGGGCGCTTGCAGGTAAGAGCCTGATAAGCGCGGCGGGGCGAAAATTCCAGAGCGCAGCGTGTGCAGCCATCATTGAGCAGTTACGTCGTCTGCCGAAACCAACGTCGGCACCAGCTTCAGTGGAGATCGTGTTGTTTCCTCCGGATAACCGGCTTCGCGATCTGGACAACTATAACAAGGCGCTGTTTGACGCCCTGACCCACGCGGGTGTGTGGGTGGACGACAGCCAGGTGAAAAGAATGCTGGTGGAGTGGGGGCCGGTTATCCCGGAAGGGAAGGTCGAAATCACTATCAGTAAGTACGAGAAAACGGCGGGTGCAGCCGCCTGATTAAGAGGAGAAACGAAGTATGAATAATCTGATGGTTATTGATGGTATTGAAGTTCGTCGTGATGCTTATGGGCGTTACAGCCTGAACGATCTGCATCGCGCAGCAGTAGCATCTGGTGCAAATGCCAGAACCAAGGAGCCAGGAAAGTTTCTTTCCAGCCAACAGACTGTTGAGCTTGTTCATGAATTGACCAACACCCAGAATTTGGGTGTTGACCCGGTGAGTGTGATTCATGGGGGAAATGAACGGGGAACGTATGTCTGTAAGGAACTGGTGTATGCCTATGCAATGTGGATCAGCCCGTCATTCCATCTGAAGGTGATCCGTACTTTCGATATGGTAACCAGCGCACCGGAAAAATTATCCGGACAGGCTGCTGACAAGATGCAGGCTGGCGTGATTCTGCTGGACTTTATGCGCCGGGAGTTAAATCTGTCTAACTCATCTGTGCTTGGGGCCTGTCAGAAACTCCAGGAGGCTGTTGGCTTACCGAATCTGGCACCGCGCTATGCCATTGATGCACCTGCTGACGCGCCTGATGGCTCAAGCCGCCCGACGCTGTCGCTGAGTGCACTGCTGAAGCAGTATGGTATCCGCCTGACGGCTAATCAGGCATATCACCAGATGGTGAAGCTGGGGATCGTCGAGCAGCGCGAACGATACAGCCGTACCGGGATTAACAACATCAAAAAATTCTGGTCGCTGACGGCGAAAGGCTGCATGTTCGGCAAGAACATCACCAGTCCCGCAAATCCGCGTGAGACGCAGCCGCATTTCTTCGAATCCCGATTCCCTGAGCTGTTAAAGCTGCTCGATACCGTTCATTGAGGTGACCGTGAGAGCACTACTGACCCCTGAAATAGCCCCGCGTATGGGGATTGTATTGTTCAGACCAGGTTCAGAGCTGATGCCCCTGTTTATGCAGGGGCGTGTCCTGCTGGAGCCTGAGCCGGAACGTTATTCATCTTTCGCCAGTGGTGCCGTTCCGGCGGCATCACAACCGCTGGCGGATGATCCTGCCGTTAGGGCCGTGTTCCGCAATGAGGCAGTGATCCGTCGTGCTGGTGGCGTGGAATGTCTTGAAAGCTGGTTACTTCGTGAAAAAGGCTGCCAGTGGCCTCATTCCGACTGGCACAGCGAGAACATGACCACAATGCGACACGCTCCGGGCGCAATCCGTCTGTGCTGGCACTGCGATAACCAGCTGCGCGATCAGTTCACGGAACGGCTGGAATCAATGGCAACGGATAACTGTGCCCGCTGGGTGTTGTCTGTAGTCCGTCTGGATCTCGGTTTTGATGATAACCATGCCGTGACAATGCCGGAACTGTGCTGGTGGCTGATTCGTAATGACCTGGCGGATGCCTTACCGGAAAGTGCAGCCCGTAAGGCACTGAGATTACCGAAGCCTGTTGTGCCGTCTGTCACCCGGGAAAGTGACCTTGTGCCTTCGGTTCCTGCCACCAGCATCATCCAGGATAAGGCGAAAAAGGTGCTGGCGCTGAAAGTGGATCCGGAGTCGCCGGAGTCTTTTATGTTACGCCCAAAACGCCGCCGCTGGGTTAATGAAAAGTACACGCGCTGGGTTAAGACACAGCCGTGTGCATGTTGTGGAAAGCCTGCTGATGATCCCCACCACCTGATAGGCCACGGTCAGGGTGGAATGGGTACAAAAGCGCATGACCTCTTTGTGTTGCCTTTGTGCAGAAAGCATCACGACGAGCTGCATGCGGATACCGTGGCATTTGAAGAGAAGTATGGCTCTCAGCTGGAGCTGATATTTCGTTTTATCGATCGTGCGCTGGCAATTGGCGTATTGGCGTAAGTGGAGAACGAGCATGAACCTTGAAGCCTTACCAAAATATTACTCCCCAAAATCTCCAAAATTGAGCGATGACGCACCGGCGACAGGCTCAGGTGGTTTAACGATTACGGATGTGATGGCTGCGCAGGGGATGGTGCAGTCGAAAGCACCGCTTGGGTTTGCCTTATTCCTGGCAAAAGTTGGTGTTCAGGATCCTCAATTTGCGATTGAAGGTCTGCTCAATTACGCGATGGCACTGGATAACCCGACATTGAACAAATTGAGTGAAGAAACCCGGTTACAGATCATCCCTTACCTTGTGAATTTTGCCTTTGCTGATTATTCCAGGTCTGCGGCAAGTAAGGCTCGCTGTGAGCATTGTGCTGGTACTGGATTTCATAATGTATTGCGCGAAGTGGTGAAACACTCCAGAAGCGGGGAATCTGTTATCAAGGAAGAGTGGGTGAAGGAACTATGTCAGCATTGTCATGGTAAGGGAGAAGTCAGCACAGCGTGCAGAGGGTGTAAGGGTAAAGGTATTGTCCTGGATGAAAAAAGGACCCGGCTTCATGGCACGCCTGTTTATAAGATTTGTGGGCGTTGCAATGGAAACCGGTTTAGCCGTTTACCAACCACACTGGCGCGGCATCATGTCCAGAAGCTGGTACCGGATCTGACGGATTATCAGTGGTACAAAGGATATGCAGATGTCATTGATAAACTGGTTACAAAGTGCTGGCAGGAAGAAGCATATGCAGAGACACAATTGAGAAAAGTGACAAGATAAATGATTTTCGCCGAAGATGGCGACATGATGCTTGCATTTTTCAAAAAATATGGATAAGATTTTCCCAACGATGGGCTTTGTATGTCTACCGTTGATAAGATTTAAGAACCCGCCACTGAGCGGTTTTTTTGTACCTGTAAACCTGGAGCAGTACAGTAAACACGCTGGTAGTCGTGAATACTGACTTTTTATCTTGCTGGCTTTTTAGACAAGAGTTATTGGTATGTCATGTTAACCAGAAGGGAAAAAGACATGCTAAAACAGCAAGATATGACAGAAACCGCCGCAGCAGTCCTTCATTTCTTACCTGCTGACAAGTGGGTAACGCCACGCATGATGACGAGAACTACCGGAGTAAGCGAAGCCCGGTGCCAGTTAATACTGACTCAGTTAGTTCTGGCGGGTCTGGCGAAGGATAACGGCGGGTACGGGAATAAATTCAGACGCTGCCAGTAATGGCGGTTTCCTGCTGTGAAAATGGGCGGCTGGTGGGTGTTGGTAGCACCTGCCAGCCATTCGCTCATGCTTACTGGTCACAAGCGAACCACGGCCCACTGCTTTAGCGCAAAAGCAGAGTGAGCCTACCAGAGTTACGCTTACTGATCCATGAAAAATACTGTAAAAATAAACAGTGTTGATTTAATCAACGCTGATTGCCTGCATTTTATTCAGTCCCTGCCTGATGATTCCATTGACCTGATTGTTACCGATCCGCCTTACTTCAAGGTGAAACCTAACGGTTGGGACAATCAGTGGAAAGGGGACGAAGATTACCTTAAGTGGCTGGACCTCTGTCTGGCCCAGTTCTGGCGGGTGTTGAAACCTGCCGGAAGCCTTTACCTGTTCTGTGGGCATCGCCTGGCATCTGATATTGAGATCATGATGCGTGAACGCTTCAACGTCATGAACCACATTATCTGGGCGAAGCCATCAGGGCGTTGGAACGGTTGTAATAAAGAAAGCCTGCGCTCTTACTTCCCCGCGACGGAACGCATCCTTTTCGCTGAGCATTATCAGGGGCCATATAAGCCGAAAAGCGACGGATTTGCTGAGAAAAGCAACGAGGTCAAACAGCACGTCATGGCTCCGTTAATCACCTACTTTCGTGATGCACGAGCCGAACTGGGGGTCACGTCCAGGCAAATAGCTGACGCTACCGGAAAGAAAAATATGGCGTCTCACTGGTTCGGTACCAGTCAGTGGCAACTACCAAACGAGCAGGATTACGAAAAGCTGCAGGAATTGTTCACTCAGATCGCCATTGAGAAGCACCGCGCCTCTGAACTCAAAGCACCGCATCACCAGCTGGTGGCCACATGGCATTCGTTGAACCGGAAATACCTTGATCTGCTGGAAGAGTACAAATCTCTTCGGCGGCATTTCTCTGTGACAGTAGCCGTGCCCTATACAGACGTCTGGACACATAAACCCGTCCAGTTCTATCCAGGCAAACACCCGTGCGAAAAGCCCGCTGATATGTTGCGGCAAATCATCAACGCCAGCAGCAGGCCCGGCGATGTGGTAGCTGATTTCTTTATGGGCTCGGGATCAACTGTTAAAGCAGCCATTGAACTGGGCCGCCAGGCTATCGGCGTAGAACTGGAAGAGGAACGTTTCAACCAGACGGTAAGTGAGGTAAGGCAGCTGGCAGGGGAATAAAAGCTTGGGTCGCTATCGCGGCCCTTTTTATTACCTCAACTGGACACCCGCAACGTAGCGAGGTGAGAGCATGTATCGAATGGAAAAAATCACGACGGGTATAGCATACGGCGCATCGGGAGGGGGGACCGGATACTGGTTGCTTCAGCTCCTCGATAAAGTCTCCCCATCTCAATGGGCGGCCATTGGTGTGCTCGGTAGCCTCATGTTTGGTTTGCTGACGTGGTTAACGAGTCTGTACTTCCAAATCAAAGCGGATCGCCGCAAAGCTGCGCGGGGTGAATGATGTCGAACAAAGCAAAGCTCAGCGCAGCAGTGCTGGCGCTAATCGCGTCAGGGGCATCTGCTCCACTCATTTTCGACCAATTCATCAGCGAGAAAGAAGGCAATGCGCTGGTGGCCGTTGTTGATCCGGGTGGGGTCTGGTCTTTATGTCACGGCGTGACCGTTATCGATGGCAGGCGTGTTGTTAAGGGCATGACGGCCACTGAGGAACAATGCCGGAAGGTTAACGCTATTGAACGCGATAAGGCATTAGCCTGGGTTGATCGCAATATCAAAGTGCCTCTGACAGAGCCTCAGAAGGTGGGTATCGCATCCTTCTGCCCGTATAACATCGGCCCCGGTAAATGCTTCCCATCGACCTTCTATAAGCGCATCAACGCAGGTGACCGCATCGGTGCATGCGAGGCAATCCGCTGGTGGATTAAAGACGGTGGCCGTGATTGTCGTCTAACCAAAGGCCAGAAGAATGGCTGCTATGGTCAGGTTGAGCGACGGGACCAGGAAAGCGCGTTGACGTGCTGGGGGATAGACCAGTGAGTAAAACCTTTGCTGTGTTTCTGCTGGTGGGCTGTGCGTTTATTGCCGGAAGCGTCTGGAGTAACCGAGGTTGGGAAAAAAAGTGGGCGGAACGTGACAGCGCGGAATCATCGCAAACAGCGAACGCGCAGACCGCCGCCCGCATGATTGAACAAGGGCGAATTATTGCCCGTGATGAGGCTGTAAAAGATGCACAAGCACAAGCCGCTAAATCTGCTGCCACTGCTGCTGGCCTGTCTGCCACTGTTAGCAAGCTGCAGCAACAAGCCAAAAAACTCGCTACCAGCCTGGACGCCGCAAAGCACACCGCAGATCTTGCCGCTGCCGTCCGAAGCAAAACAGCCGGAGCCGACGCCAGAATGCTCGCCGACATGCTCGGAGATATTGCAGCAGAAGCTAAACGTTATGCTGGAATCGCTGACGAACGCTACCGCGCCGGAATGACGTGTGAGCGGATTTACGACTCGGTGAGACAGTCGAATAACAACAGGGTTACACGATGAACGCAGAAAACCTAAGTGAAGCGTATTACCTCAATAACGAGATAAAAGAACTACAGCGACAGAAAAACATTCTGGAGAGTGGTGCAGGGCTTGGGGTAACAATCCAATCTACCTATCAGGATAATGCCTTTTTGGATGCTATACGCCCACATGCTGTGGCTGAGCTTGACCGTCGTATTGAGGAAAAAAGAGCCGTACTGGTTAATTTAGGCGTCTCCTTCTCTTAATCTGTCAGGCACTACAGCAGGCATTCACTGAGTGTCTGCGATAATGCAATGCATGGGGGAAATGATGAAAAAGTTAAAAGTTACGATTGCTCACCTTGAGGAATACTGTGATGAAGTTATTCAAGGCGCGACAGTTAATTTCCAGGTAATTCAGAATAGACGTGTGCTGGCTGAAGACTCACTATCTGGTAAGGCGACGCATCCATTCTCGAAAATGTATGATGTTAACGCCAGTGATGATGCTATTAACGTTACGCATAACCGCCCTGATTTGACATGGTTAACGATTACCGCAGAGCTTGTTGAATAATATTTGTTTTGTTTCCGCAATTGAATAGCATGATCTCCGGGTACCCAAAGGAGATAACTATGTTTGTTGCGGAAGGTTTAAAGCCCGATCTTGATAATAAAGGATGGGTTAAAGGGTGGGGTGTTGTTCGTAATGCCCCCTGGCATTTAGCCGGTGTTTACGCCACCAAAGACGTTGCTGAAACAAAAGCAGCTACTCTCGGTGCGGATTATGAAGCTCACTACGGCTCTCACCGACTCGATAGTGACGATTTCGTCTATGGCATGTAAGTAACCCCCTCTGACAGTCCGGCCTCGCGTAAGCGGGGCTTTTTTATGCGCATCGCACGCGCACATCAAAGAAAGTCTTTCAGCTATGAGCCTGGGCAAACCGTAAACTTTCGGCGGCTTTGCCGTGCGACAGGCTCACGTCTAAAAGGAAATAGCTATGCAATTCGGCAAAAAACCAAAGTCAGGGTTGAGGGCGTTTATTCGTAATGACGGAACGATGCTCATCAGCGATAAAAAGGGAAAAGCACGCATTGTTATCGGTGTACTCGGTAATGATAAACATGTCTTACGCAGTGGTCGTCCTTCTACCTTCAACCAGTTAGCCGGGCTTAAAAAGGAGTGAATAATGGCTGAGAAAATTATTACGCTATCTGGCGCTGCTACTGACGTGCTCTATGCGCTGTTTTTCCGCGGCGCGTTGCTGTCTGGTGACCTGCCTTCTAAATCTGGTACAGCCGAATTGCGCGAGCTGGGTTTTGCTGAAACCAGACACACAGCAACTGAATACCAGAAAGAAAATCACTTTACCTTTCTGACATCAGAAGGGCAGAAATTTGCCATTGAACACCTGGTCAATACGCGTTTTGGTAAGCAGCAATATTGCGCTTCGATGACGCTTGGCGTTGAGATTAATACCTCAGTTGCACAGAAGGCAATCGACGAGCTGGACCAGCGTATTCGTGACACCGTCTCCTTCGAGCCTATTCGCAATGGAGTGCCATTCATCAAGGACGCCACTATTGCAAATGGTGCTATTCACGCAGCGGCACTCGAAACACCTCAGTCGGTGACCAATATCTACAACATCAGCCTTGGTATCCAGCGTGATGAGCCAGCGCAGAACAAGGTAACCGTCAGTGCCGATAAGTTCGAAGTTAAACCTGGTGTTGATACCAACATTGAAGCGTTGCTTGAAAACGTGCTGAAAAACGCTGCTGAATGTGCAGCGCTGGATGTCGCAAAGCAAGTGGCAGCAGACAAGAAAGCGATGGATGAACTGGCTTCCTATGTCCGCACGGCCATCATGATGGAATGTTTACCCGGTGGTGTTATCTGGTGGCAGTGCCGTCGATGATGATATGCAAATGATAATTAATATCGTTTGCGGGTCCTTTCCGGCGATCCGGCCTGTTACGGGGCGGCGTCCGCGCAGATTCTCGCTATTTATGAAAATTTTCTGGTTTATGCCATTTCCGTTCTTCTTCTTGTTTACTCATTGTTTTTGTTAAAAACGTCCTCTCTCCAGAAAGGAAATGCTGAGCAAGGAAAACGGAAGTTTACCGTTGATTGTTTCCTTTCTCTGTTTTTTGCCAGGAGTAAGCCATGGAGGTTAACAAAAAACGCTTATCCGAAATTTTCGGGGTAAGCGTCCGAACGATTCAGAACTGGCAGGAGCAAGGTATGCCGGTTGTCCGCGGTGGTGGCAAAGGTAATGAGGTTCTCTTTGAATCTGCTGCTGCAATCGAATGGTACAGTGCGCGCGATGCAGCTATAGAAAATGAAAAGTTGCGGAAGGAAGTTGAAGATCTCCGTATCGCTTCTGAGTCCGATCTTCAACCTGGCACGATTGAATATGAGCGACACCGACTTACGCGAGCTCAGGCTGACGCTCAGGAATTAAAAAATGCAAAAGAGTCCGCTGAAGTGGTGGAGACCGCATTCTGCACGTTCGTGCTGTCGCGGGTAGCCGGAGAAATCGCCAGCATTCTCGATGGAATACCTCTGTCGGTTCAGCGGCGCTTCCCGGAGCTGGAGAACCGACATATTGATTTCCTCAAGAAGGACATCATTAAGGCCATGAACAAGGCAGCTGCGCTGGATGAAATGATACCGGGGTTGCTGAGTGAATATATCGAACAGTCAGGTTAAGGGGCTGCAGCACTCTGCGCGGGCGGGGTTACGTTCGCTGTACCGGCCGCAACCGCAAACAGCAGTTGAATGGGCAGATGAGAATTATTATCTCCCGAAAGAGTCTGCCTACCAGGAAGGGCGCTGGGAAACACTGCCATTTCAGTGTGCAATTATGAATGCGATGGGTAATGACTATATTCGCGAGGTGAATGTCGTTAAATCGGCTCGTGTCGGCTACTCAAAAATGTTGCTCGGCGTTTACGCATATTTCATCCAACATAAACAGCGTAACTCCCTAATATGGTTACCAACCGACGGTGATGCTGAAAACTTCATGAAGTCTCATGTAGAACCGACCATTCGTGATATTCCGACGTTGCTGGCGCTTGCTCCCTGGTACGGTAAAAAACACCGGGACAATACGCTGAGCATGAAGCGTTTCTCGAATGGTCGTGGTTTCTGGTGCCTGGGCGGTAAGGCTGCAAAAAACTACCGTGAAAAATCAGTTGATGTGGCTGGCTACGACGAGCTCGCCGCTTTCGATGATGACATCGAGAAAGAAGGTTCTCCCACCTTTCTGGGTGATAAGCGTATTGAGGGTTCTGTATGGCCGAAATCCATTCGCGGATCTACACCGAAAGTCAAAGGTACGTGCCAGATAGAAAGAGCTGCTAAGGAGTCTGAACATTTTCTTCGGTTCCATGTTCCATGCCCACACTGTGGGGAAGAGCAGTATCTGAAATTCGGTGATAAAGAGACACCATTTGGCTTCAAATGGTCTCCGGGAGAACCTGCCAGCGTTTACTACCTCTGTGAACACAATGCCTGTGTGATTAAACAACAGGAGCTGGAATTTCTGGAGGCCAGGTATATTTGTGATGAAACAGGTATCTGGACACGAGACGGCCTTAACTGGTTTTCTTCATCCGGTACCGAAATTGAACCTCCTGACAGCGTTACATTCCACATCTGGACCGCATATAGCCCGTTCACAACCTGGGTGCAGATCGTCAAGGACTGGATAAAAACAAAAGGTGATACGGGTAAGCGAAAAACTTTCGTTAACACGACCCTGGGCGAAACGTGGGAACCGAAAATAGGTGAACGACCCGATGCTGAAGTTTTAGCGGAACGAAAAGAGCACTTTGAAGCGTCTGTGCCGGAGCGAGTGGCATATCTGACAGCGGGTATTGACTCCCAGCTTGACCGTTACGAAATGCGTGTTTGGGGATGGGGGCCGGGAGAGGAAAGCTGGCTTATCGACAAAATTATCATTATGGGTCGTCATGATGATGAGTCGACTCTCGCTCGAGTTGATGAAGCGATCAACAGGACGTATAAGCGCCAGAACGGTCTCGAAATGGTTATATCCCGCACTTGCTGGGATATTGGCGGCATTGATCCCACCATCGTCTACAACCGCTCAAAAAAACACGGTCTGTTTCGTGTGATCCCTATAAAGGGGGCGTCGGTTTATGGAAAGCCAGTGGCGAACATGCCACGCAAGCGTAACAAGAATGGTGTTTACCTCACAGAGGTAGGAACAGACACCGCAAAAGAGCAGATTTATAACCGTTTCACGCTGGTGGCGCAAAGAGACGAGCCGCTGGCGGGAGCGGTTCATTTCCCGAATAACCCAGAAATCTACGATCTAACAGAGGCCCAACAACTAACAGCTGAAGAGCAGGTGGAAAAATGGGTAGACGGAAAGAAAAAGATCGTCTGGGACAGCAAAAAACGACGAAATGAGGCGCTCGATTGCTTTGTTTATGCACTGGCGGCGCTGCGTATAAGCATATCCCGCTGGCAGCTAAATCTTGATTCACTTCTGGCCAGCCTGCTGGAGGAAGAAGGCAGCCGTAACAATAACAAGACCCTGGCGGATTACGCGCGGGCATTATCTGGAGATGAATAATGGCAACACAGACTGAACTGGATGCCGCGCGCGCTGCGTTACATGACCTGATGATGGGAAAGCGCGTGGCGACGGTACAGAAAGACGGTCGAAGAGTGGAATTTACAGCCACTTCAGTCAGCGATCTCAAAAAATATATTGCTGACCTTGAATCTCAGGTTGGCACCACATCACGACGCCGGGGGCCAGCAGGGTTTTACGTATGAAAATACCATCTTTGGTGGGACCTGACGGGAAAACATCCCTTCGGGAATACGCAGGATATCATGGCGGTGGAGGCGGGTTTGGTGGGCAGCTGCGAGGCTGGAATCCGCCGAGTGAAAGTGCAGATGCCGCACTCCTACCCAACTATTCTCGCGGAAATGCCCGCGCTGACGATCTGGTGCGAAATAATGGCTACGCGGCAAACGCCGTGCAGCTCCACCAGGACCACATCGTCGGGTCATTTTTCAGACTCAGTTATCGACCAAGCTGGCGTTATCTGGGAATAAATGAGGAGGATTCACGGGCATTCTCGCGGGATGTGGAAGCTGCATGGAATGAGTATGCCGAGGACGACTTTTGCGGGATTGATGCCGAGCGTAAGCGAACGTTTACGATGATGATCCGAGAAGGTGTGGCCATGCACGCGTTTAACGGTGAATTATGCACGCAGGCGACCTGGGACAGCGATTCAACGCGTCTTTTCCGTACTCAGTTCAAAATGGTCAGTCCGAAGCGCGTCAGCAATCCGAATAATATCGGTGATACCCGGAACTGTCGCGCCGGTGTGAAAATAAATGATAGCGGTGCTGCGCTGGGATATTACGTCAGCGACGATGGTTATCCCGGCTGGATGGCGCAGAACTGGACCTACATTCCTCGCGAACTACCCGGCGGTCGACCTTCATTTATCCATGTATTCGAACCGATGGAGGATGGACAGACCCGTGGGGCCAATGCGTTTTACAGCGTGATGGAGCAGATGAAAATGCTCGATACCCTGCAAAATACCCAGCTCCAGAGCGCGATAGTGAAGGCTATGTATGCCGCTACCATCGAGAGTGAACTGGATACCCAATCGGCGATGGACTTTATTCTCGGCGCGGATAATAAAGAGCAGCAGAGCAAACTTACGGGCTGGCTCGGTGAAATGGCGTCCTATTACTCAGCTGCGCCTGTTCGCCTGGGTGGGGCAAGGGTTCCACACCTGTTGCCGGGTGATTCTCTCAACCTTCAGTCGGCGCAGGATACCGATAACGGCTACTCGACTTTTGAACAGTCCCTGCTGCGTTATATTGCCGCTGGGCTTGGTGTGTCGTATGAGCAGCTTTCGCGAAACTATTCGCAGATGAGCTACTCGACCGCACGCGCAAGTGCTAACGAGTCCTGGGCGTACTTTATGGGGCGTCGCAAGTTTGTGGCATCCCGACAGGCCTGTCAGATGTTTCTTTGCTGGCTTGAAGAGGCGATTGTCCGCCGCGTGGTCACGCTTCCTTCGAAAGCCCGGTTCAGTTTCCAGGAGGCGAGAACAGCCTGGGGGAATGCCAACTGGATTGGCTCTGGTCGAATGGCAATTGACGGGCTGAAAGAGGTACAGGAGGCCGTCATGCTCATTGAGGCAGGTCTCAGCACGTATGAAAAAGAGTGCGCCAAACGCGGTGATGATTATCAGGAGATTTTTGCCCAGCAGGTCCGGGAAACCATGGAGCGTCGTGCTGCGGGTCTGAAACCACCGGCATGGGCCGCTGCAGCTTTTGAGGCCGGAGTGAAAAAATCAAACGAGGAGGAGCAAGATGGCGCACGAGCTGCGTAATCTTCCGCATATTGCCAGTATGGCCTTTAATGAGCCGCTGATGCTTGAACCCGCCTATGCGCGGGTTTTCTTTTGCGCGCTGGCTGGCCAGTTGGGCATCACCCGGCTGACAGATACCGTCTCTGGCATCACGCTTGATGCCGGACAAATAGCCGAACCGCTGGCGCTGTTTGGTGAGGATGATGACATGGATCCCCGTCCATCACGCAGCTATCAGGTGGCAAATGGTATCGCGGTCTTGCCGGTTTCCGGCACGCTGGTCAGTAAAACCCGTGCGCTTCAGCCTTATTCCGGCATGACGGGTTACAACGGGATCATTGCTCGCCTGCAGCAGGCAATCAGTGACCCCGGCGTTGACGGCATTCTTCTGGATATGGATACGCCGGGTGGAATGGTGTCCGGGGCGTTTGACTGCGCCGACATTATAGCCCGTATGCGCGATATCAAACCCATCTGGGCGCTGGCCAATGACATGAACTGCAGTGCAGGGCAGCTTATAGCCAGTTCGGCATCGCGACGGCTGGTCACACAAACGGCCAGAACCGGCTCCATTGGGGTCATGATGGCGCACAGCAACTATGGCGCTGCGCTCAAAACTAACGGCGTTGAGGTCACGCTGATTTACAGCGGCGATCGCAAGGTCGACGGCAACCCTTACGAAAAGCTTCCGAAAGATGTGCGTGCTGATTTCCAGACGCGTATCGATGCCACTCGTCAGATGTTTGCCGAAAAGGTTTCCGCTTATACCGGCATGTCTGTTCAGGACGTGCTGGACACCGAAGCGGCAGTATTCTCCGGCCAGGAGTCTTTGGATAACGGACTGGCGGATGAACTTGTTAACAATACCGATGCGCTCGGCGTGATGCGCGAAGCACTCGACAGACGCAAAAAAACAACCCTTGGAGGAACTATGCCATCACCTTCTGCTTCAGCTGTGACCACTAAGCCAGTTGACCAGGCAGCAACTCAGACAACTGCCTCAGCTGAACAGGTCACTACCGTTGACACGACCATTGCTTCCGTAGCGGCCCCTGTAGATGTCAGTGCGCAGGTTACTGCAGCAGTAGCTGCAGAGAATAGCCGCATCATGGGCATCCTGAACTGCGATGAGGCTAAAGGGCGTGAGTCACAGGCGCGAGCACTGGCCGAAACGCCGGGTATGACGGTAGAGAGCGCACAGCGCATTCTGGCTGCTGCACCGCAAAGTGCCCAGGCGCGTACCGATACGGCGCTGGATCGTTTGATGGAAATAGCACCCGGTGCACTCCCAGCAGGTAGCGCATCTTCTGATGCCGCTGACGATTTGTTAAACACCCCCGTTTAAGAGGCTATCATGGCAATTACTGAAGTTTTCACACATAACCAGCCGCTCGGTAACAGCGACCCGGCGCACACTGCGTATGGTCCTGGCGAACTGACGGCTTCCACTCCAGCCATGACGCCGCTCATGCTGGATGCCACTTCTGGCAAGCTGACCGTCTGGGATGGTGCTCATGCTGGCGCGGCAATGGGCATCCTGGCTGTAACCGCAGACCAGAACAGCGCGGAACTGGCATATTACAAATCTGGCTCTTTCCGTATTGAAGATGTCCTCTGGCCATCTGCCGTCACCGACGACAACATTAAACGTAACGCGTTCGCCGGTACTGCAATCAGCATCGTTTAATCCGCATTTCTACAACCATCATCATTCATAAAAGCCGCTTGCGCGGCTTTTTTTACGGGAAAAATCTATGTCCGTTTACACCACTGCCCAACTGCTGGCGGTCAATGAGAAGAAATTCAAATTCGATCCGCTTTTCCTGCGTATCTTTTTCCGCGAAACCTATCCCTTCAGTACAGAGAAGGTTTACCTGTCGCAAATTCCTGGCCTGGTCAATATGGCGCTTTACGTCTCGCCGATTGTCTCCGGCAAAGTGATCCGCTCCCGTGGCGGCAGCACGTCTGAATTCACGCCGGGTTATGTGAAGCCGAAACACGAAGTTAACCCACTGATGACTCTCCGCCGCCTGCCGGATGAGGATCCGCAGAATCTCGCTGACCCGGTCTATCGCCGTCGCCGCATTATCCTTCAGAACATGAAGGATGAAGAGCTGGCGATTGCTCAGGTCGAAGAGAAACAGGCTGTTTCGGCGGTGCTCAGCGGTAAATACACCATGACCGGGGAAGCGTTCGAGCCTGTTGAAGTCGATATGGGCCGCAGCGCTGGTAACAACATTGTCCAGGCCGGTGCGGCTGCATGGTCAACCCGCGACAAAGAAACGTATGACCCGACCGATGACATTGAAGCCTACGCGCTCAACGCCAGCGGTGTGGTCAACATCATTGTGTTCGATCCGAAAGGCTGGGCGCTGTTCCGTTCCTTCAAGGCTGTTGAGAAGAAGCTGGATACGCGTCGTGGTTCTAACTCTGAGCTGGAAACTGCCGTGAAAGACCTGGGTATGGCTGTTTCATACAAGGGGATGTTTGGCGATGTGGCCATCGTGGTGTACTCCGGCCAGTACGTCGAAAACGACGTCAAAAAGAATTATCTGCCGGACCTGACAATGGTGCTGGGGAATACCCAGGCTCGTGGCCTGCGTACCTATGGCTGCATTCTTGATGCTGATGCCCAGCGCGAAGGTATCAATGCCTCGACACGCTACCCGAAAAACTGGGTGCAGTCGGGGGATCCGGCGCGCGAATTCACCATGATTCAGTCAGCTCCGCTGATGCTGCTGCCAGACCCTGACGCATTCGTCTCCGTCAAACTGGCATAACTTCCCCCAGTGGCCCTGTCGGGCCACCTTTCTGGAGTATTTCCCATGACAGAAAAAGAAAAGCTGGTCGCCCGCCTGAATGAACTTGGGACCCAGCTTAACCGCGAGGTCAGTACCAGCGGCACCATTCAGGAACTGACGATGCGTATTGCTGAGCTTGAAGAGGAACTGGATGGCAATGCCGGGTCAGTTGACGGTGAAAACGGCGTGCAGAATGCTTCCGACAGCACCGACAGCACCGACAGCACCGACAACAATGTTGCTAACGTGGCAAAAGTAAAAACGGAATCGGCCACAACGGGTGACCTGGTATCAGTAGAAACGCTGGCCACCCTGCATATTGACGCTCTGCATGCCACGCGTAACGAGCCGGTATCTATCGTAGAGCCTGGTGTGATTATCCGCGTATCTGAACAGGATGCCGACGACTTGATCGCAAAGGGGCTGGCTTTCGAAGTCTGAAGGGGGCCACATGGCTGATTTCGATAATCTCTTTGACGAGGCCATGTCGCGAGCTGATAGCGCTATCCGTGGTGTGATGGGCACAGAGGCAAAGGTGATGTCAGGCGCTTTGTCAGGTGCCACCCTGGTCGGTGTATTCGATGATCCAGAAAATATCGGATATGCCGGTGCCGGGATTCGTGTTGAAGGAACCAGCCCGACCCTGTTTGTGGAAACCGCCACTGTCAGGCAGCTGCAGCGTATGGACACGCTGACGATTAACGGTCGGCAATTCTGGGTTGAACGTATTGGTCCGGATGACTGTGGCTCCTGTCATATCTGTCTGGGTAACGGCTCTCCACCTGCATCTTCGCGTCGCCGTTAAGGAGCGCATATGTCCATAAAAGGCCTTGAACAGGCCATAGAAAACCTTAACAGCATCAGCAAAACGGCTGTTCCGCGGGCATCGGCGCAGGCCGTTAACCGCGTGGCAAACCGGGCCGTCAGCCGCAGCGTGGCAGTCGTATCAAAAGATACGCGCGTACCGCGAAAACTGGTAAAGCAACGCGCCAGGGTGAAGCGTGCGACGGTCAATAGACCTCGTGCACTTATCCGGGTAAACCGGGGAAATTTACCGGCCATTAAACTCGGTACCGCAAGCGTGCGACTTTCCCGCAGAAAACGGGACAAGAAAGGGGCCAACAGCGTTCTGCGCATAGGGCCATTTCGTTTTCCGGGCGGCTTTATCCAGCAACTTAAAAATGGTCGCTGGCATGTCATGAGGCGGACTTCAAAACCTCGTTACCCCATTGAAGTGGTCAGCATCCCGCTGGCAGCTCCATTAACTACGGCATTTAAAGAAGAACTGCCGAAGCTCATGGAGTCAGATATGCCCAAAGAGCTCCGGGCATCCCTTACCAACCAACTCAGGTTAATTCTGACACGATGAAACACAGCGATATTCGCAAGGTGATTATTGACGCGCTGGAAAGCGCGATTGGTACTGATGTCATTTATTTTGACGGCAGACCTGCAGTGCTCGAAGAGGGTGATTTTCCCGCTGTTGCCGTCTACCTGACAGATGCGGAATACACAGGGGAAGAACTGGACGCCGATAGCTGGCAGGCCATTCTGCATATCGAAGTCTTTCTTGAGGCTCAGGTACCTGATTCTGATCTGGATGACTGGATGGAGACGAGAGTGTATCCGGTTCTCGCAGAGGTTCCGGGGCTTGAATCTCTTATCACCACAATGGTTCAGCAGGGCTATGACTACCAGCGCGATGACGATATGGCGCTGTGGAGTTCTGCCGACCTGAAATATTCCATTACTTACGACATGTGAGGACCCTATGGCCACACCAAACCCGCTGGCACCAACAAAAGGTGCTGGTACCACCCTCTGGGTTTACACCGGAACTGGTGATCCATACGCCAATCCGCTTTCAGACGTTGACTGGCTGCGCCTGGCAAAGATTAAAGACCTGCAGCCCGGAGAACTGACAGCTGAATCGGAAGATGACACCTACATCGATGATGAGAATGCCGACTGGACATCAACGATGCAGGGGCAGAAATCAGCCGGTGAAACAAACCTGACGCTCGCATGGATGCCGGAGGATTCCGGTCAGCAGGACCTGGTGAACTGGTTCGATGAAGGCACCGTGAAGGGGTATAAAATCAAATATCCGAATGGTGTTGTCGATGTCTTTAAGGGCTGGGTGAGCAGTCTCGGCAAGACCATCTCGTCTAAAGAGGTCATGACCCGCACGGCAAAAATCACCAACAATGGCAAACCATCGCTGGCCGAAGACAGTGGTACCGCGCCGATTGCCGTTACGGGGATCAGCCTGGATAAATCCACGGCGGCTGTGGCTGTCGCGGCCACGACGCAACTGGTTGTTTCTGTCCTGCCAGCAAGTGCTTCAGATAAGTCTTTCCACGTAGCCAGTTCTGATCCGTCAAAAGCAACGGTCACCGTCAGCGGCAATACCCTGACTGTTACCGGCGTGGCGGCAGGCACCGTCGAGATCATCGTAATGAGCAATGACGGTAACTTTGTGGCGATCTGCAAAGTCACTGTTTCCTGATAACCGGGGCGAAAGCCCCGTTCCCCCGGAGTAATTATGTTTCTAAAGAGCGAGCTGCTTGAAAGTAACGGCAGCAGCGTCACATTGTTCCAGCTGTCGGCGCTGCAGCGTATTGAATACCTCGAATACCTGAAACAACTTGAGGCGGTTGAAGCTGGTGATTTTCAGGCTGCCATTACCCTTACCGTGAAGAGTGGAGCATATCTGGTGGCAATGTCACTCTGGCATGGCCACGCGCTTAAAGGATCGCAGGGAGAAAACGCGGCGGCGGAAGTGGAGCAGATTCAGGATGAGGTCATGCAGACATGGCCGACCGAACTTGTTGCCGAAGCCGAATATAAGGTGAAACTCCTGTCCGGGATGATTGCGCCGGTCACTGATGACCAGGCTGAGCCCGGTGAAGAACGTAATGAACCCGCTGAACCTGTTACTGCGGAAAAGCCCTCGCCAGTGAGCTGAAGTTTGCCATGAAACTGGCGCGTGAGTTCGGTCGCCCGGACTGGCGTGCCATGCTTGCTGGCATGTCCTCAACGGAATACGGCGACTGGAAAATCTTCTACCAGGACAATTACTTTCATGATGCGCAGCTGGATGCTCATTTCTCCGGTTTGCTCTACACCATCTCAACCCTGTTTTTTGCTGATCCGGAATTAACACCGGACAGTTTCAGCATCCTTTCCCCTGTATCGGAAAGCATCGACGTTGATGAGCCGGATGACGATACGCTGATGGCGAAGGCTGCAGGTATTTCAGGAGGCGTGCGCTATGGCCCAGACGGCAGTGGGTGATCTGGTCGTTAACCTTGACGTTAACTCGACGAAATTTAACGAGCAGCTTAACTACGTCAAAAAAGAATTAAAGCAGACTGGCAGCGCGGCGAACGACGAAGCGCTACGGATCCAGCAGTCCTTTAGCCGCCAGGAGAACGCCGCGCGCAAGGCGGGTATTTCAATAGGCCAGTATAACGCAGCAATGCGTATGCTTCCGGCGCAGTTTACCGATATAGCTACGCAGCTAGCGGGCGGGCAGAACCCATGGCTGATTCTGCTTCAGCAGGGCGGTCAGGTTAAGGACTCCTTTGGCGGGATAATACCAACATTCCGGGCCTTACTGGGTACGATCTCACCGTTGATGGTCGGCATCGGTGCGCTGTCCGCCGCAACGGGTGCGCTGTTCTATGCCTGGTACCAGGGCTCATCCACACTATCTGACTTCAACAAAACGCTGGTACTGTCGGGGAACACGGCCGGATTGACTGCCGATCGTATGTTGGCGCTGGCACGAAACGGCCAGGCAGCGGGGCTGACGTTCAATCAGACCAGCGAAGCCCTGAGCGAGCTTATCAACGCGGGGGTGGGCGCGAGTTCGCGCTTTGATGAAATGAGCCAGGCGGTGGCGCGATTTACTGATGCCTCCGGCGTGCCGGTGGAAAAAGTCGCAGCCGCATACGGCAAGCTCACTACTGACCCTACATCAGGCCTGATCGCGATGGCTCAGCAGTTCCACAACGTTACGGCCGAACAGATTGCCCATGTGGCACAGCTGCAGCGTGCCGGTGATGAGGCTGGCGCACTGCAGGCGGCTAATCAGGCTGCTACTGCCGGATTCAACGATCAGACCAAGGCCATCCGCGACAATATGGGGACGATTGAGTCTTCAGCGGATTCCCTGAAGCGTGCCTTCAAGTCGATGTGGGATGCTGCACTTGATATTGGCAGACCTGACACCGCCCAGGAGATGGTGGCAAAAGCCCAGGCCGCGTTTAAAAAGGCTGATGAAATCTGGAATCTGCGTAAAGGCGATCATTATGTGAATGATGAGGCCCGCGCCCGGTTCTGGAATGATCGTGAAACGGCCAGGCTTGCGCTGGATATGGCGCAGCAGCAGGCTGGTATTGCCAAAGCGAACGAAGAGAATGCTTCCCGTGAAGCGGTCGCAGAGTCCGATCGTCAGAAATATGCCGCGCAGGCTCAGGCCAACTATGCCAAAACCCAAACTGCCCTTGAGAAATACACGGCCAGGCAGAGCGAGCTCAATAAGGCTCTGAAAGAGGGGCGGATCCTCCAGGCTGACTACAACATCAACCTGGCCGCCGCGAAAAAAGAGTACGAAGACACCCTTAAAAAGCCGAAGAAGACCCCGGCAATCAGAACCCCCGCAGGTGCCCGTGCCACCGATACGGCCAGTGCCCAGACGCTGGAGCTACAGACACAGCTGCGCACCCTGCAGGAGCATAAGAGCATCAATGACACCATCAGCCAGCAGCGTCAGGAGCTGTGGCGTCAGCAGTCCCGCTTTACGGTTCTGGAAGAGGCCGCGAAGACCCGAACGCTTTCTGCTGAGGAAAAATCCCTGCTGGCCAGTAAAAGTGAGGTGCTTTCCCGTGCGGAGCTGAATGCGAAGCTCGGCGATCAGATAGTGGCGCAGGAGCGGCTTAATCGCCTGCAGGATACGTCCCAAAAATACGTCACGCAGATCGGCGAGAAAACCCGAGCCCTTGCGGAAAGTGCTGGTATGAGCAGTCGTGCAGCACAACGTCGCAATGAAGAGGCCCAGCTTCTTCAGGGCTGGAAAAATGGTGGTGGTTCGGAGAACGATGCTGGTTATCAGAATGAGCTGCAGGCGCTGCAGGCGTATTACGCCGAGCAGGATAAGCTGCGGGACGACTGGCAGTCCGGAGCCAAATCCGCATGGGCAGATTATGTTGATTCTGCTTCAGATGCTTATGGCCAGATGAAGTCGGCTGCCACCAGTGCGTTTGATGGCATCGGGCAAAATATGGCTGACATGCTGACGCGCGGAAAGGCTGACTGGGCTGACTTCACCCGCTCCACGCTCTCCATGCTGACACAGATCCTGCTGAAACAGGCGATGGTAGGCCTGGTGGATTCAGCGACAACCGCGCTGGGATTTGCAGGTGGCGGTTATACCGGTTCAGGCGGGAAATATGAACCTGCAGGTGTCGTTCACCGTGGTGAATTTGTTTTCACCAAAGAGGCTACCAGCCGGATCGGCGTCGGCAATCTTTACCGGATGATGAAAGGGTATGCCACGGGTGGGTATGTCGGGGGCGGTGGTACAGGCCCGGCTGCAGCACCTTTCGGTGTCAGTGTATATGCCCCGGTGACGGTCGAGAATGCTTCCGGTAACGCACAGCAGCAAAACGACGGAGACAGGCTAGGTAAGGCGTATCAGCAGGTGATTAACAAATCTGTCAACGATGGTATCGCCAGGGCAATCCAGCCCGGTGGGCTTATCTGGAATGCGACCAATCGCAGGTAACAGTTATGACGATAGAAACATTCCCCTGGGGCATTAAGGTTTCCAGCCAGCCCACCGAGGGAAGCAAAGACACAGTCAGGAAGGTCCAGTTCGGCGACGGGTACGCACAGGTGAGCGGCTCCGGCCTGAATGATGAGATTCGTACCTATGAATATTCCTTTTCAGGGGATCCGACTACAGCGAATGAAATTCACGCTTTCCTTCGGCGGCATAAAGTGAAGTCGTTTATTTTCACACCGCCTTTCGGCGATACCGCGCTGTGGCGTGTCGAGGCTGACACGCTCAAAAAGGTGGTTAAAAACGTAAAAGTGATAACCGTAACCGCAACGTTTGAACAGGCATTTGCACCATGAGTCTTAATGCTGATTATCAAAAACTCGAGCCGGGCAATGAAGTCCGGCTTTTTTCTGTCGATGGCACAGCGTTCGGTATGTCAGATGTACTCCGCTTCCACGCACATAATATCGCGCATACCCCGGAAGAGATTGAGGCTGCAGGCGGGGATGAGAATAAACTTCCGGCGAAGTCCATCTGGTGGCAGGGGGAGGAGTATAAAGCCTGGCCATGTCAGGTTGAGGGTATTGAAGCGACTACGGACGGTACCAGTCCACAGCCAAAACTGAGTGTGGCGAACCTGGACAGCTCGATCTCAGCGCTCTGTCTGGCGTATGACGATCTGCTGCAGGCGAAAGTGAGTATCCACGACACGCTGGCACAGTATCTGGACGCCAGAAATTTTCCGCAGGGCAATCCCACTGCAGACCCGTCACAGGAAAAGCTGAAGGTCTTTTATATCGATGCCAGAAGCACCGAGACGGATGAATCTGTTGAATTTACGCTTTCCAGTCCGATGGATTTACAGGGCCAGATGATACCCACGCGGCAGCTGCATTCGTTATGCAGCTGGTGCATCCGGAACAAGTACCGGACCGGCGACGGCTGCGACTATGCCGGAACGCGCTATTTCGACAAAAACAATAATCCGGTTGACGATCCATCGCTGGATGTCTGCAACGGCACGCTGACGGCCTGCAAGCTCCGGCACGGAGACAGCAACGAGCTGCCGTTTGGCGGTTTCCCCGGTACATCTCTTATCAGGAGCTGATATGCGCCAGAAAACCATTGATGCCATCATGGCACACGCTGCAGCGGAATATCCGCGAGAGTGCTGCGGCGTGGTGGCACAGAAAAGCCGGGTTGAGCGCTATTTTCCCTGTCGTAATCTCGCAGCAGAGCCGACTGAACATTTTCACCTGTCCCCCGAAGATTACGCAGCGGCAGAAGACTGGGGGACGGTGGTGGCCATTGTTCACAGCCATCCTGATGCGACGACGCAGGCCAGCGAGCTGGATAAGGCGCAGTGTGATGCAACGCTGCTGCCCTGGCATATTGTGAGCTGGCCAGAGGGGGATTTACGTACCATTCAGCCACGCGGGGAGCTGCCATTGCTGGAGCGTCCGTTCGTGCTTGGCCACTTCGATTGCTGGGGTCTGGTAATGAGCTATTTCCGGCAGACCCACTGTATCGAGCTCCACGATTACCGGGTGGATTATCCCTGGTGGGAAAACGACTACCCGGACAATTTCTATCAGGAGTGCTGGTACGAGTGCGGATTCAGGGAGTTTGATGGTCCGCCTCAGGAAGGGGACCTCGTCATCATGCAGGTGCAGGCCGATAAGTGGAATCATGCCGGGATTTTACTGGAGGGTAACATGCTGCTGCACCATCTTTACGGGCATCTGAGTCAACGTGTTCCTTATGGCGGATACTGGCAGGAGCGCACAATGAAGATCGTTCGCTATAAAGATGTAATGGCAGGTGAAACATGCAGGAAGTAATGACCCGCATTGAGCTTGGCGGCGTGCTCGGGAAAACATTCGGTAAAGTTCACCATCGCCTGATTTCCCGCGTGAACGAAGCGAGTGTTGCGCTGGCAAAGACTATACCGGGCTTTGAGCAGTTTATGATTTCCAGCCAACGCCGTGGTCTCACTTATTCAGTATTCAAAGGGAAAAAGAATATTGGTGTTGATGACCTGGGTTACCCGGTCACCGGCGATGTCATTCGCATTGTCCCGGTGATTATCGGGAGCAAAAAGGCCGGATTACTCCAGACAATACTTGGTGCAGTTCTGGTTGCCGTTGGGGCGGTGCTTAATTTCACACCCTGGGCTGCGGCATCACCATTCTTATACAAATTCGGTGCCGCAATGATGATTGGCGGGGTTGTTCAGATGCTTTCCCCTCAACCAGCGGGGCTGGCCAGCAAACAGAGTTCAGATAACCGCGCCTCATACGCGTTCGGTGGAGTCACCAACACCGCCGCGCAGGGCTATCCGGTACCGCTTCTTTATGGTCGTCGGCAAATCGGCGGTGCGATTATTTCTGCCGGGATTTATGTCGAAGACCAGCAATAAATAAAAACCTCCTTTCAGGCCACCTCAGGGTGGCCTTTTTTATGGGCGCAATATGGCTACATCTACTCCGATTAGAGGCCGCAAGGGCGGCAGCTCCAGTTCACGCACCCCGACTGAACAACCAGACGATCTCCAGTCCGTAGCGAAAGCCAAAATTCTTGTTGCACTGGGAGAGGGCGAATTTGCAGGGCAGTTGACGGCGAAGGATATCTATCTCGATGGCACGCCACTGGAGAATGCAGACGGATCGCAAAACTTCAGTGGCGTGGCGTGGGAATTTCGTCCGGGGACTCAGGCACAAAAATATATTCAGGGTATCCCCGGCACAGAAAATGAAATCAGCGTGGGCACCGAAGTGTCAAGCACCACCGGCTGGACACATACCTTTACCAACACGCAACTGTCAGCCGTTCGCCTGCGCCTCAAGTGGCCATCGCTTTTTAAACAGGAGGATGATGGCGATCTGGTTGGCTATTCAATTAACTACGCTATTGATCTGCAGACCGATGGCGGCACCTGGCAGACGGTACTTAATACCAGCGTAACCGGCAAGACAACTTCCGGCTACGAACGCAGCCATCGTATCGATTTACCACAGGCAGGCAGTACATGGACGGTGCGCCTGCGTAAGCTTACGGCGGATGCCAACAGCGCGAAAATTGGCGACACGATGACGCTGCAGAGCTACACAGAGGTTATTGACGCCAAACTGCGTTATCCAAATACCGCGCTGCTGTACATCGAATTCGACTCAAGCCAGTTTAACGGCTCTATCCCGCAAATATCCTGCGAACCGCGAGGGCGTGTAATCCGCGTTCCGGATACGTATGACCCGGAGACCCGCACCTACAGCGGCACATGGACAGGGGCGTTTAAGTGGGCGTGGACGGATAATCCAGCCTGGATTTTTTACGATCTGGTGGTGAGCGACCGCTTTGGGCTGGGCAATCGCCTGACGGCGGCCAATATTGATAAATGGACGCTTTATCAGGTCGCGCAATATTGCGATCAGCCGGTTCCTGATGGTAAAGGCGGTAGCGGCACTGAGCCTCGCTATACCTGTAACGTGTACGTGCAGGAGAGGAATGACGCCTATACCGTGTTACGTGATTTTGCGGCGATATTCCGGGGCATGACGTACTGGGGTGGCGATCAAATCGTTGCGCTGGCGGATATGCCCCGCGATGTGGATTACAGCTACACGCGTGCAAACGTGGTTAATGGGCGCTTTACCTATTCGGGCAGCACCACCAAAACCCGCTATACCACGGCACTGGTTTCCTGGTCCGATCCGGGTAATGCCTACGCGGATGCGATGGAGCCTGTATTTGAGCAGGATCTCGTTGCTCGCTTTGGCACAAATCAGCTCGAAATGACAGCCATTGGTTGTACCCGGCAGTCAGAGGCAAACCGCAAAGGACGTTGGGGTATCCTGACCAATAACAAGGATCGCATCGTGTCGTTCGATGTTGGTCTTGACGGTAAGATCCCACAGCCTGGTTATATCATCGCGGTTGCCGATGAGCTGCTTTCCGGAAAAGTGATGGGAGGGCGCATCAGCGCGGTTAACGGTCGCGTTATCACGCTTGATCGTGATTCGGCAGCCGCTCCCGGAAGCCGTCTGATGGTTAACCTTCCGTCCGGCGCATCGCAGAGCAGGACGATACAGAGCGTAAACGGGCGGGCCGTCACTGTGACAACGGCATACAGCGAAACACCTGCAGTGGAATCGGTGTGGATTGTCGAGTCTGAAGAGCTTTACGCGCAGCAATATCGCGTTATCAGCGTTACGGATAATAATGACGGAACGTATTCGATTGCTGGCGCTTTGCACGATCCGGATAAATATGCGCGTATCGATACCGGTGCCATCATTGACCAACGGCCGGTGAGCGTGATCCCGCCGGGCAACCAGTCGCCGCCTGCGAATATCGTGATCAGCTCGTTTTCCGTGGTTCAGCAAAATATCAGCGTCGAAACAATGCGCGTGAGCTGGGACCAGGCGCAGAACGCTATCGCCTATGAAGCGCAATGGCGCCGCAACGACGGGAACTGGGTTAACGTGCCGCGCACCTCCACCACGTCATTCGACGTCCCGGGGATTTATGCCGGGCGCTACCTGGTGCGGGTGCGCGCAATCAATGCCGCAGAAATTTCATCCGGATGGGGCTATTCAGAAGAGAAAACGCTGACGGGTAAAGTGGGCAATCCACCGAAGCCGGTTGGCTTTATCGCCTCTGAAAACGTGGTGTTCGGTATCGAGCTGAACTGGGGATTCCAGGCGAATACCGACGACACGCTGAAGACGGAAATTCAGTACAGCCTGACCGGTACTGAAGACGATGCCATGCTGCTGGCCGATGTGCCTTACCCGCAGCGCAAATATCAGCAGATGGGCCTTAAAGCGGGGCAGATTTTCTGGTACCGCGCGCAGCTGGTTGACCGCAGCGGTAACGAGTCAGGTTATACCAGCTGGGTTCGTGGGCAGGCCAGTATCGATGTTTCTGACATCACAGATGTGATCCTTGAAGACATCAAAGGGTCTGAGACGTTCAAAGACCTGATCGAGAACGCTGTGGACAGCAATGAAAAAATTGCTGGCATGGCTGACGACATCAAACAGGCCAACGATGAACTTGAACTCCAGGCGCAGGAAATCGCAAAAAACGCGCAGGACATCGGGCAGGTTCAGACCAGCGTTAATGAGCTTTCTAGCACGGTCGGTGATGTGTCGTCTTCTCTCTCAGATCTTGAGCAGACTGTTGCGACTGCTGATACCGCACTGGGCCAGCGAATCGACAGCATCAGCGTGTCTATGGACGGCATGACGGGCGGGGTGAAGAACTCTGCTATCGCAATTATCCAGAACGGGCTGGCACAAGTGGCTACGCGTAAATCGTTGTCAGCTTCGGTCGCAGGGAACAGTGCGCAGCTGGATCGTATTGATGAGGTAATCGTTAACGAGAAGGAGGCAACGGCGCGTTCTCTGCTGAGCCTGCAGACGGATGTCAACGGCAACAAGGCATCCATAAACAGCCTGAATCAGACGTTCTCCGACTATCAGCAGGCTACGGCCACGCAGATAAACGGCATTACGGCGACCGTGAACGGGCATACCTCCGCCATCACCACTAACGCTCAGGCGATAGCAAACGTTAATGGCGACCTCAGCGCGATGTACAACATCAAGGTTGGCGTTTCCAGCAACGGTCAGTATTACGCCGCGGGGATGGGTATCGGCGTGGAGAATACGCCATCCGGCATGCAGTCGCAGGTTATCTTCCTGGCTGATCGCTTCGCCGTCACCACGGCAGCCGGAAATAGCGTGGCTTTGCCGTTTGTGATCCAGAATGGACAGACATTCATCCGGGCCAGCTTCATCCAGGACGGCACCATTGAGAACGCAAAAATCGGCAACTATATCCAGTCCAACAACTATGCAGCTGGTTCTGCTGGTTGGAAGTTGAATAAAGCTGGAGATGCTGAATTCAACAATGTGACCGTCAGAGGTGTAGTATATGCTAGTGGCGGTAGATTTACTGGTGAGATACAAGCAACAAGCGGTAAATTCAAAGGGACTGTGGAAGCCCAAAGTTTTATCGGGGACATTGCAAATATGCACACCGGAACTGACGTTAGTCGGTCTAGTGACGGCCTTTTAGAAAAGGTAATAACTTATAAGGATTCATCCAGTTCTGGGCACGCAAGACACGTCTGTGTTATAGCAAACGTTAAAGGTAATGGTGCAGGACTAATCAATATTAACGGCAATGAGAGTGGTTCATCTGTGCAAGACGTGGAGAGACTTATTATGCATTCTGCTGTTGTAACAGGTCCAAACGTAACAGTACGTATTAAAGTGTCCGCTCAAAATAACAGGGGCGCGTCCATTTATTCGCCTACTGTCATAGTATCACACGGATCTGGTTCATTCACAGGTTAAAATATTAACCCCTCTTTTGAGGGGTTAATATTTAGTAGTCTATAACACAGTTAGAAGGGCTACCGATTCGTCGGTATTCGTGATCAATCTCGTGACACCACTGCCCCGTCATTGGAAGGTTTTCGGTATCATAAATTAAAGAACCGTTACCATCTCGATCCAAAGGTTTTGGAATGACACCGGAATTTGGTTTACCGGTATTTAAACCATTACCACATGCAGTGAGGGACAGACATAATGGCAGCATAATTAGAGCGAGTTTCATTGGGACTCCTTTGTGTTGTTGACAAGGTTCAATTTTAATATACTTGTTGTGTTGAGTAAGTAAAATAAAGTGGGAAATGTTATGGCAATTCGTTTACATGGTATTTTAGTTGATGGATTGAATAAACCAATCGTCAACGCAAACGTCTTCTTACTTGCACGAAGCCATTCATTTTTGATGGGACAATAAATATCGACAATGCGAACCTGAATATTGGTGATGAATTTTGCCAGATTGTTTATACCGGGGCTAACTGTCGACACGTTGGTGGTTACGGAAATATTAGGTATAAAGGAATTGTAATGACAGGTGGGAATGTCATAGCGGAAAGGAATAAAGTAGTCGGCAATTATTATTGGGGTGGGTGGTCAATGGCATTTGATACAACTATAGCTATGCCAACACTGGCGTTGCCCAACATGTATTAAAAACCAATTCAGAAATTATTTCTGGTGATGGTTATATACCTCTCCGGGCTTCATGTTGTCTAAATTTAGGAGTTGTTATGATTTATAGCACCGGAACTATCTCTATTAAAGGAAATACCGCAACCGGCTCCGGCACAAACTGGACAGCTCCCGCCAGCCAGGTTCGCGCTGGGCAGACAATTATCGTGATGTCTAACCCGGTGCAACTGTTCCAGATTTCATCCGTGAACAGCGCCACGTCAATGACGGTTACGCCTGCCGCTTCCCCGGCGCTGAGCGGCCAGAAATACGCCATTCTGGTGTCAGACATTATCTCCGTGGACGGACTGGCCCAGGCAATGTCGCAGCTCATCAAAGAGTATGACGAGAACATTGGCGCGTGGGAGACGTTCGCCACTACCTCAGCAAACCAAAGCATCACAGTTACCATCAACGGGACCACCGTAACCATCCCTGGCATCGGTAAACTTGCGCAGAAAGGGAGCAACGGTGCGGTTACTGTCGCAGACGGCGGAACCGGCGCAACGAATGCCGCAGACGCTCGCACAAACCTTGGTTTGGGAGAAGCGGCAAAACGGAATGTGGGGACAGGGGAAAATCAGATACCGGACATGGCCTCGTTTGCCAGTGGTGATGGATGGATGAAATTACCCAACGGGAAAATCCTGCAATATGGTCGAGGTGAGGCTATGCCGAAATTATCGACGCAAACAATGAGGATTACATTTCCTATCCCTTTCCCTAAAAAAGCGGATATCGCCATTCTTACCCATTCTGGCGATGGCGGTGCGCCTTTTGGTGCAGGGCGTGGATTCGTTATGTCCGTAGAAGGCCCAACATTAACCGGCTTTAATTCTGCTTACAGAACTGCATCAACCAGCGACAAGGTGTCAATGATTTACAGTTGGTGGGCTGTTGGTGAATAATTTTATTCAGGATGATTTATATGAACGAATATGTTTATAGCGCAAGGCATAATGCTTTTTTCCCTGTGGATATGATTGATAAATATAAATCAGAGGGATGGGATTTATCAGATGCTAAGGAGGTGAGTCAAAATATTATCAGTGAATTTATGGCTGAACCGCCACAAGGAAAAATCCGTATTGCCGGAGGTGATGGGCTGCCCGCGTGGGCGGATATTCCTGCCCCTACGCATGAAGAACTTATTGAAATTACTGAATCAGAAAGACAGCTACTAATTAATCAGGCCAACGATTATATGAACAGTAAACAATGGCCTGGTAAAGCGGCTATTGGTCGTCTGAAAGGCGAGGAACTGGCGCAATATAATCTGTGGCTGGATTATCTGGACGCACTGGAACTGGTCGATACTTCCGGTGCGCCAGATATTAAATGGCCTACGCCGCCGGCAGTTCAGGCCAGATGACATCCGGCGCGGTGCTGGTATCTGTTGCCGTCACCGCGTCAGTGTAATCCAGCACGGCGTTAAGTCGGGTTGTTTCTGCCTGCGTCAGTTTCCGTCCGGCCTGCAATTTCAGTTGAATCAGACTGATGGAAGCCATAGCAGCATCAATCAGTGACTGGCGCTGTGCTTCTGCCGCGTCTACTGCGGCGCTATGCTGTGCCTCAGTATCGGTCACCCATTTCTCACCATCCCATTTATCGTATGGAGATAAAGGGGCGATAGTGGTTGTATTTTCAGGGTAATCACCCGGAGCTGTGATTTCTTTTGATTCTCCTGTTTCGGTGCTATAGACGATTTCACCGCGATGGTCTGGCACATATTCCCATGAATTTAAATTCACAGAACGACAGATTGCATAACCAACCTTATGTATGCCAGGTGCATCAAGACAGGAACATGCCGGAATACCGACACCCACAGCAAGATATTCAGTTGACGTGGAAATATATTCCCGTGTTTCACTATCATAGTTATAGACGGTAATACTCCCCGCCTTCGTGGCAATAAACTCGCTATTTAATACAGCATTATCCATTATGCAGCCCTCACGATATAGTTAAATGCAACATTTCGTGGGCGGGTTTCGTTACCGCCAGGGAGCTGAAAAGCGTTGATAATCCCACCGCTTGCCTGACTTATTCCATCCGTGTACAACCCGCCACCGGCACTGTCGCTGAGTGCAAATGTTTTTGATGGTGAACTGTTTGAAGCTGGTCCCCAGTATTTTAATGCGAGCTTTCTGACTTCATCACTCTGAATACTCAATAAAGCACGCCCTGTATCAATGCTGCGCCCATCATCCCAGCCACGAATAAACTCACCGCGGAGATCAGGTAGTTTCCCTGATGGATATGCTGTAGCAAGACGGGGATATTTAACCTTATCAAAGGCAGCGCCATTGCATTTCAGCCAGCCTGTTGGCGGCGTAGCTGAAGGCCACGGAACAGGGACACCAACAGGTAATGCAGAGCCTTCTCCCAAACCAACCTTTTTTATAACCATCAAAAATCTGGTGATGCTTCGCCGTTTCTCCTGTTTTCATAACAGGAGAAATCCCATGATTTACGGTTATGCCCGAGTATCAACAAACCACCAGGACACTGAATTGCAACTAACGGCGCTCAAGTCAGCGGGTTGTGAGAAAATTTTTGAAGAGCATGCCAGCGGGAGGAAATCGAATCGGCCGGTTCTAAAACGGCTGATCGCCACTATGCAGCCGGGGGATGAACTGGTGGTCTGGAAGCTGGACAGGATAGGCCGCAACGTTCTGCATGCGCTGTTGATGTTCCAGCAGTTACAGGAAAAGGGTATCAACTTCCGCAGTATTACAGATGGCGTAGACCTGAAAACAGCAAGTGGTCGCTATAATTTCCGTAATATTCTTTCTGCTGCGCAGTATGAATCTGATTTGAATAGCGAGCGAACTTTAGCTGGTTTGGCTATTGCCAGATCCAAAGGCCGGATTGGTGGGCGTAGACCGAAGTTTAGCGACGAGCAGTGGCAACAGATGGGAGCGCTCATAGCGGCAGGGAAATCACGGCGTTATGTTGCACGTATCTATAACGTTGGGCTATCAACCCTATATAAACGATTTCCTGTTACTGGCATTCAAACGAAATAATTTAAAAGCAATTTAAAGAGTTATTTGTCTAATGTTGGAAGCCGCAGCCACGTCGTATGCAAGAACGTGCTGCGGCTGGCTGGCGAACTTTCGATAGTGCGAGTATTGAATGATTTCCAGCCGTTACCGATTTTACGTGTTAATTAGTGAACAAACCACTCGTCAGCAGATTCCCAGGTATCTTTCAGAGTCTCCTGAACAAAAGTTGGGTATTCGGGAAATCCTGTTGTTAGGACATCCCGAACCCCGTTAAATGGAAAATGATGGGTGTGTTGTTGGCGGCTATTTATTCGCCGATTTTGGATTCCAGAATAGCGTCGATAGATACGCCGTAATCGTCCCGGATTTCATCATCCAGATCCCACGAACCAGCGGTGACATAGCCAACCGTGAACGGTGATTCTTTCACTGGTTTAGGCTTGCTGAACTTATGCTTGAGAGTGAACAGTGTTTTAGCCCTGAACATCTCAAAGGACATTCCGCGCGAATCACGGTTCAGATCGCGCATCTTGCGGTTGATGGATTCCGTAAAGGCGTTGGTCTTCCGCTGGGCCGGGCCGAAGTAGGCGAATATCTCTTTCTCCCAGTTCGTCATGGATGTTATCAGCGGCTTCCAGTGCTTTTTATGATGCTCGGGTATCTTTGCCAGCCAGTTCTGATAGCGCATTCTGGCCTCAGGTTCAGTCTGTGCCAGCCAGATATCAAAGAACTCTTCCTTGAGCTGATAGGCCAGACCCAACTCAGGATAGTGATCCAGCCACGTTTCGATAATCATCTGCTGCATAGGGTTAAGGTCACGCTTACGCATCAACATCATCTTACGGTCGCCTTTAAGCTGCCGTCGGTGGTGTACTGTCAGATCCTTTTTGAGCGACTTACGCAGCATTTCCATCGCCTCGTTAGCCATGCGCTGGATATGGAAGCGGTCAACGACGATGCTGGCTTTAGGGAATAGCTGGCTGGCAACGTCACGGTATGGCTTCCACATATCCTGACAGACGATCTGCACGTTCTCACGGCCTTCCATATGCGCCAGACGGTTGTAGATGACGTTACTTTGCCGGGATTCCAGTATGTCAATAATGGTTCCCTGCTCGATGTTGGTCAGGACACAGCGGAAGGTTTTGTTCAGGTACAGCTCATCAATGCCCAGCACTCGCGGCAGCACAGGCTTATAGGTCTTCGCCTTTTGCTCGCAGTAGGACTTGATGACCCCACGGGTGACGGACTCATCAAAGCCAACATCTTGCGCGACGCTGGCGTTAGTGCCGGTCAGCGCACGTTTAATGATGTACTGATAGCAGCGCTTTGTCATGCGGTGGGCTTCGGCCATCTCGGGGATGGCCGGGGTGAATGTGCCTTTGCATGATTTGCACTGATAACGGCGTGTTACGACCCAGAGCGTGACGCGCTTCCCGTGCATGGGAACATCCCGGTACTTCACCAGCTTTTTGTTAAAGCGGATGATGTCAGACACTGCACCGCAGGCATGGCAGCAGGTCGGCTCCGGGTATTCAACCTTGAACTGATAGTCGTGCTCATCCTCCTGAAAATCCAGAACGGTAGCTTTCAGAGGGTGTAACAGGCTCGTTGGTGCAATCTCGCTCATCGTTTTGTCCCTTATTATCCGCGAGGTAAGCTATTTTGGCGCAGACGAGGCAGGACTCGCCGCCAGTTTTCATCTGACACGCTGTGAGGATGCGGAACGATGTGTTTTGTTTCCCGTTCGAGAACCTTTCTACCGGCTTCCAGTGTTCGCTGATACTCAAATGCCATTGAGTAGAAGCTCGGTGCGTATTCAGACTTGAGAGTTTTCATTGCGGGATAGGCCAGCTCTATCTTCTCCCGCATGTATTCGGCGGCATTCCATACCCAGCAGAGAGCGCAAAGCTCCTCGTTGGTGAAATGCACTGATGGGGTTGCCGGAAGCGTCTCGCGCCCCAGGTACTCACCTTCCAGCACGTTCAGATACTCGATGGCTTCACCGACCTGCTCAGGCTGCAACTGGTGGATATGCTCAACATCGAAGCGCTGATGAACCAGCTTCCATATGTCGGGATAGATTTTGCCGAGGCCTGTCGTGATTAACCGTTCTGCCGTTTGGCGCAGCGGGATAAGCTGGGTAGCTGTACACTGGCGATTCTTACGAATCTGCTCGGCCTTTTCCTTCTGGCTAAAATAGAAGTCTTCCAGCTTTTCGAACACTTCCCACGCCTGATCGGTTTCGAGCATTTTGGCGTGGCGAGCGGCACCGCGCTCCGTCCAGAGAACAAGGCTACGAGCGCGAGAACCAACTAACCCTCTTGAAGATGGTCTGTTCTTAAAGTCTTTTATTCAGTGCCTTCCAGTTTAAAGAAGTGCTTTCCAGCAACGAAACGTGATTCATTACGCGCCGTGTTGGTTTGAATGTATTTGGGTTCGGTATTGTAGAGTTTTGCCAGCAGTTCGGTGGTGATCACCGGGAGGCTGTTATAGGTAACAACTGGCAGGCTTTCTACTGGAGAATGGTTAGTCATGACTGACCTCTTTTGGTTTCTTTCTACGGAAATCCACATAAGTGGGTGTCGGGAGGTTAGAAACGGCCCAAAAGATACCGCGAACTTATTCCCCATCGCTGGGTGTTGTATTCGTCGCCCTCCCGACATTGATCGGGGTGTGACCGCATACAGTGCAATCACTGAATAACAGGCATAAAAAATCCAACACTATCGGGGTTGGTTCGGACCGCTTTTGGAGAGGTTTCTACGCCTCGTGAGACAAACAGTATAGGAATCCGATCAGGAGGTCAACAACAACTTTCACCGTCTATAAAAATGAATTGCAGATCTTATCAAAAGGTTTTCAACAACTACTTATCCCGAATACCCCAAAAGTTTTTGCAGAATCCTTATCTGCGGTGCGTGTAACAGAAAGGCCATCGTTGCTGGTGGCTTTTACGATCACCTCTACATCGTCATAACGTTTACTGATGCGTCGGGTTAATTCTTCCTTTAACGCATCCACAGCACCGGTTGGCATTTTAGTCATTTTTTCTTTGGCTATGCAGATTTCAATACGCATAAAAGTCCCTCTATACTGTGTTTGTATACAGTATTATTTTTAACTGTATGGATAAACAGTGTCAAGAGATCTTATTTCTGCTCCTTTGGAGCTCTTCAAAACGATTATGTAAAGATTTTGGATACAGTTCGGTATATACCTGCCATAGCACGTTTAATGAACGATGCCCTGTAACCTGGGCTACTTCCTCAATACTAAAACCAGCCTCAAATAAGCGACTTGCCCCTTCTCTACGCAAATCATGGTATCGCAGATCCTTAATACCTAATTTGCTTCTTACCCTCTGAAATCCCGCAGTAACAGAAGTGCTGTTATATGGAAAAATGAATTCCGATTTTTGGGGCTGTCGTTGGACGATATCCCAGGCTTCCCCAAGCAAGGCTACTTTCATGTGGTTGCCTTCCTTTTTGCGTGGATCTTTCCTGTCTCTTACGAGTATAGATTTTTGTTCCTGGTCGAGATCTTCCCATCGTAACCGGCATACTTCTCCGATTCGCATACAGGACCACACAGAAAATTTGAGGATATCAACGAACGGAATTTTTGAGCATTTATGAGTAGATCGTTGTTGAAGGCCTTCAATGAGCATGTCCAGTTCATCAGATGCTGGTCTACGATTACGACGGTTTGATTTACCAATTAAACCAAGTTTAAGTAGATATGGACGAGCGGCTTTTGCTGGGTTTGATGTGTAATTAATTCCATATACAGGTTTGGCAGCATCCAGAACACTGCCAAGATAACTAACATCGTGGCTAACTGTAGCTGGACCTGCACCAGCGTTGTTTCTTAGCCTGCAATGTTCAATTACGTCATTTTCTGTCAGTTCAGATAGTTTGATCGCGGAGATGTCACTATCCATAAGCAGTTCCAGCACATATCTTTTAGTACGGCCTGCTTTACCTCCGGCATTTGGGTCATTTAAATATTTGTGTAGTAAGTCACGGACTGTAAGTCCGTCAACTGCATTTGATGATGGAATGCCATATAGATCTAATTCCATCACTTTCTGTGTGCCCCATGTTTTGGCATGAGCATGTTTAGGGAATGTTTTGCTTTCCCTGTAAGTGATAACACCTTTTTCTTTGATAATCACATTACAGCGATAGCGTGGTGTGCCATCGGATTTTAGTCGTTTCTCTATGTTATAGTACGCCATTACACGACCTCGTTATTTCGGGTTCCCATAAAACGTGGGAACCTGTGCGGGAACCTAACGCGAGAAAAATAGCCTGAAATGTTCAAAAATGCACGATAATCATGAAACACAAAAAATTAATCAAACCAGCGTGATGCCTGAAAAAACTGGTGTTTACTGGAATTCTCGGTTTAGCATTGCTCCTATGCTCGACTGGACGGACAGACATTGCCGCTATTTCTTGCGTCTGCTTTCCCGCAATACGTTGCTGTATACCGAAATGGTGACCACAGGGGCGATTATTCACGGTAAAGGTGATTACCTGGCGTACAGTGAAGAAGAACATCCGGTAGCGTTGCAACTCGGGGGTAGTGATCCGGCGGCGCTGGCACAGTGTGCGAAGCTGGCAGAAGCGCGTGGATACGATGAGATCAACCTGAATGTCGGCTGCCCGTCTGACCGGGTGCAGAACGGCATGTTTGGTGCGTGTCTGATGGGTAATGCGCAGCTGGTTGCCGACTGCGTGAAAGCGATGCGCGATGTGGTGTCGATTCCGGTGACGGTGAAGACGCGTATTGGCATCGATGATCAGGACAGCTATGAATTTCTCTGCGATTTCATCAACACCGTTTCCGGCAAAGGTGAGTGTGAGATGTTCATCATCCACGCACGTAAAGCCTGGCTTTCTGGGTTAAGTCCGAAAGAAAACCGTGAGATCCCGCCTCTCGATTATCCGCGTGTGTATCAACTGAAGCGTGACTTTCCGCATCTGACGATGTCGATTAACGGTGGCATCAAGTCGCTGGAAGAGGCTAAAGCGCATTTGCAACATATGGATGGCGTGATGGTCGGGCGCGAAGCGTATCAGAATCCGGGGATTCTGGCGGCGGTAGACCGAGAGATTTTTGGTTCCTCGGATACTGATGCTGATCCGGTGGCGGTAGTGCGCGCCATGTATCCGTACATTGAGCGTGAACTCAGCCAGGGTACGTATCTCGGCCATATTACCCGGCATATGCTGGGCTTGTTCCAGGGTATTCCTGGCGCGCGGCAGTGGCGGCGTTATTTAAGTGAAAATGCCCATAAAGCGGGTGCAGACATTAATGTGCTGGAACACGCGCTCAAACTGGTGGCGGATAAGCGTTAACTTTTCACCAAAAAGTAGTCAAATTCACCACGCCCTGCGCCCCGTCGCAGGGCGTTTTGCTGTTAAATCAATAGATTATTTTTGGCATGATTCTTGTAATGCCAGTAAGAGATTTCATATTTGGGAGAGCATCATGCTGGAACTACTTTTTGTAATTGGCTTTTTTGTCATGCTGATGGTCACCGGTGTTTCGTTGCTGGGTATTATCGCCGCGCTGATTGTGGCGACGGCCTTTATGTTCCTCGGCGGTATGCTGGCATTGATGATTAAGTTGCTGCCGTGGCTGCTGTTGGCGGTTGCGGTGGTGTGGGTGATCAGGGCGATTAAAGCACCAAAAGTGCCGAAATATCAGCGTTATGACCGCTGGCGTTACTAAGGGATTGTGCGGATGATCACAACCTAAGGTTTTATCCTTAGAACAAAATAGGAATTGATAATCAAATCTGTCACTATTGCGCGTCAAACAAATTCATCGAGCTGTACCCTACATACAGCCGAACTATAAAAGAAAGGGCTTCCCAGGTGGAAGCCCAATTTCTT